TAGATTTATTATGTATATTGATGGTATTCCATCATATCTTATCAAATCTATTGCTAGACCAACTGTATCTTTTGGTGATATCACATTAGATCACATTAATGTGAAAAGAAAATTAAAAGGTAAAGCAGAATGGCAAGATGTAAATGCTACCTTATATGATCCTGTTTCTCCTTCTGGAGCACAAGCAGTAATGGAATGGGTTCGTTTATCACACGAATCTGTAACAGGTAGAGATGGTTATTCTGATTTCTATAAAAAAGATGTTGTATTCAATATGTTAGGCCCAGTAGGCGATATTGTTGAAGAATGGATTTTAAAAGGTGCTTATGTTAAATCAGCAGCATTTGGTGAAGCTGCTTGGGCTAACGAAGCTCCAATGGAAATTACATTAGGTATCCGTTACGACTACGCTATTTTAAATTACTAATATTTACCTCCCCTGACCGATCAAAAGCTCGTACATTAATTTGTATGAGCTTTTTTTCTTTCTATATGTATATATAAAAATATATTATTATGAGTGAGATAACATTCCCAACAGAAATCATTGAGTTGCCGAGTAAAGGTTTATTATATCCAGAAGGTCATCCACTTTCATCTGGTACTATAGAAATGAAATATATGACCGCTCGTGAAGAAGAAATTCTATCTAATCAAAACTTAATTCAAAAAGGTTTAGTATTAGATAAATTAATTGAATCATTAATTGTTACTAAATTTAATTATAAAGATTTATTAGTAGTTGATAAAAATGCATTATTATTTGCTGCTCGTGTATTAGCTTATGGAGCAGATTATCAAATTAAAATGAATCACCCAGAAACTAATGAAGAAGAAATAGTAAATATTAATTTAGCTGGTGTTGATAACAAACCCTTACATTCAGTATATGAAAATTGCGGTGGAGTTAATAATTTTGAATTTGATTTACCACATTCTAAAGTTAAAATTACATTTAGATTATTAACACATGGTGATGAACAAGAAATTGAACAAGAAATTGCTACTTATAAAAAAATTAAAAAAGAATATAGTGAAGCTTTAATTCGTTTAGAAAGAATTATTACTAGTGTCAATGGAGACACCAATAAAGGTGTAATAAGAAATTTTGTTACCAACCAATTTTTAGCCAGAGATGTAAGAGAATTTAGAAAATATATGAAAGAAATATCCCCAGACGTTGATACTAAAGTTGATGTAACTTTTGAAGATGGATATGTGATGCAAGGTGTGGAGGTGCCTATTACTCTAAACTTTTTTTGGCCTGATTTTAACCTCTGAACAGGCTCTTCAGTACAGACAAATATTGTTACAAGAAATCCATGATCTATGTTTTCATGGTAATGGTGGATTTACTTATAGTGAAGTATATTCTCTTCCAGTAATGAGAAGAAAATATCACATAAAGAAAATAGTAGATCATTTTGAACAACAGAGAAAACAGTTAGAAAATCAAAATAATCAACAAATAGATAACAAAATATATTCTCCACCTAAACCTAAAGATAATGTATTTAACGTTAAGAAGGCGCAGTAGGCGCCTTTTATTTTCTCATATTTATTATAAAACATAACATTTTATGGATATAAAAATAATTTCTGAAGGTGATCCAGAGTATGAAAATTTTAAAAAAACTACTCAAAAATCTGAAAAACCGAAAAAAAAGTCTCGTGAAACAGAGTTAGAAAAAGCAACCAAAGAAACAGAAAAAGCAATAAAATTAAACAATGAATTTAATGTTTCTCTTGATAATACAAAGGAATTATATTCTGAACTTAGTGAAAATATCACAGAATTAGCATTTAATAATCGAAATTTAGTAGAGTCTTATAAAAGATTAATAAGTGAAAGTGATAATATAGGAACAATTTCAGCAGGTATTATTAGAAAACTTGGTACTTCACAAGTAAATGCTATAGAGGCCTCTAGAAATTTAATAACAAATTTTGAAACTGATTCTAAAAAATTAAATAAAGGTATAGATACTAATACTAGTCTTATAAACGAATTTGAACGTGAAATAGAAGAATTACGTAAAACTAAAGGTAATGAAGTATTAGTAAAATCACTTCAAGAAGCGCAAAAAAATCTTATACAGAGTAATAAACAATTAGAAACTTTTAAAAAAATTACATCAGAAATAGAAAGTATTAAAATTTCCGAAAATTTTGACAAATTTGCTGATAGTATTCCTGTATTAGGACCTCTTATAAAAAAAAATATAACTACTCCTTTTAAAGAGGGAGTAAGCGAAGCTATTAAATCAGGTGCTACATCAACAGAAGCTCTTACAGCAGGATTTCAAAATATTAAAAAAGTAGGATTAGCTGCTTTATTTACTTTACTTGTTGAAGAAACATTTAAAGTTAATGAACAAATCACAGATCTACAACGCAATTTTGGTTTAACTAATGGTCAAGCAATTGGATTAAGATCAGAACTATCTGAAGTAGCCGCTTTAAGTGGTGATATATTCATTACTTCAGAAAAACTATTAAAAAGTTTTACAGCATTATCTCAACAATTAGGATTTCAAGTAACTACTTCTGGAGATTTACTTGAAACATATACTAATCTTACTCAAAGATTAGGACTTAATGAACAAGATGCAACTCAACTTACTGTATTATCCGCACTACAATCTAAAAATACAAAAGATGTATTAAATAATACTATTAAAACAATAAATAATTCACGTGATTCCAATAAGTTATTCAATAATACTAAACAAATATTACAAGATATATCTAGTGTTAGTTCATCAACTATTGCTTCTTTAGGAAAATCACCAGAAATATTAGCAGAAGCTGCTACTAAAGCACGTGAATTAGGTTTAAACTTAAATCAAGTTGAAAAAATAGCTGATAGTTTGCTAAATTTTGAGTCATCTATTAATGCTGAACTAACAGCAGAACTGATAACAGGTAAACAGTTAAATCTTGAAAGAGCAAGATTTTTAGCCCTCAATAATGATATTGAAGGGGTAATGAAAGAAATCAACAAACAAGGTATTAATTTTACTGAGTTTACTGAAATGAATCGTATTGCTCAAAAAGCATTGGCTGAAACTTTAGGAATGAGTCGTGAAGAAATGACAGAAATGTTATTTAAACAAGAAAAATTAGCATTAGCTCAAAGAGCATCTCGTGGAGAACTTGAAGGTCAATCATTAGCAACATTTAACGCTCTTTCAGCTCAAGAAAAATTTACTAATAGTGTATCAAAACTAAAAGATTTATTTTCCTCATTAGTTATAGCTTTTTCTCCAATTATAGATTTAATAGCACTTGCTGCAGAAGGAATTGCACTAATAGTTTCACCTCTTACATGGCTTTTTTCCCAAACAGGAAAAATGGTTGGACAATCAGTATCAGCAATTACTCCTACTCCTATACAAGATGCCTATTTTGATTCTTCTCAACAAGGCCCAATGATATTTGATAAAGGTCAACTATATCAAGGAATACCTGGAGATAATATATTAGTAGGTACAAATATTCCTTCTCCTATTACACAAGTAAGTAATAATACTAACAACTTACAAATAAATAATAATGAGATTATAAATGAATTAAAAACCTTAAAGCAAGCTTTAGTTGAATCACGCAGTATACCAGTAGTTATTGAAAATAATATAGATGGAAGACAACTTAATAAAAATACAATGAATGGTGCACGTAAAGGTTACTTAACAACACCTTCTGTATACACTTAATATTTATAACCACAACCCTTAATTTTTAAAAACATGTCTTTACTTAGAAAAGATTCAAAATTTGATTTAGATAAACAAAAAGGTCCTCAATTTGAAAGATTAGAAAGAAATTCTTTCCTTTCTAGTCTATTTGAATCTGGAAAAAAATATTTTTCTAGTATTCATAAACTTTCATATGGTCCTCAAGGAAGAGGTCCAGAAACAAAACGTGGTCCTATTAATCCTAAAAAATACGTAGATAATTTACCTAGATAATGGGTTTATTTACTAAATATAAAGAAAATCAAGAAAAGTTTGTTTCTGGTTCGGTGGTATCTCAACTACCCCCGAATAGAAAAAATACTCTATTTAATGGAGCCACAATTGATGGTTCTTTATTAAAAGAAGAACAAATTACTCAAACTACTTCAACACAGGATGTTACATTAGGTAGAGTAGAATCAAGTTTATTTAAAAAACGCCAAGAATTAGATGAACAAAGAATAGAAAATTTTCTTAAAACTCCAGGTGGTCAAACACACAAAACAAAAGAAATAAGATTAGCTAGAACTAATCCTGTTTTTTCACCTGAATTAGGATCAATAGGACAAAATCCAACTAAAAATATAATACCTAATAAAGTAGCTATTAATGCTGGATTATCTGGTGGAGGAGTATTTGAAGATAAATTTGGTTTAATATCCAATATTACTAATGATGGATATGTAAAATATCGTAATAATCCTGATAAATCTAAATTAGCTTATTTAGCTAAAAAATATGGTTATGATAAAGGAATTAAAACAAACGATAGTGGATTTCTTTCTGGATTTAGTGGTAGATTATCCAATTTTGCTTCTGGAGTTAATAATTTTTCTAATCAAATATTAGGTGCATTTGGGTATAGAACACCTCCAAAAGAAGAATTATATTCCTATTCAGGTGGCCCTGGATCAGATAATGGTATTGGTATAACTACAATTTATAAATATGATCCTATAGTATTTGATACAAATAATATTAATTTTAAAAATCTAAAAAATAGTTTTATTATACGTGATGATCCAGAAAGAAAAAAAGAAGAACGTAATATTGAAAATAATAAATTTTGGGATAATAATTTAAGTATTGAAATTGGAAATAGAAGATTTATTGAAGGAATAGGAAATCGTCCGAGTATGTTCTTGGATAATGGACTTTTAAGTTATAGCCAAGAATTTATAAGTCAATTTACAACCTTTTATGGAAATAATGTTTTACCTAGTTCTGATCCTTTAAGATTTACCACCTCTGGTTCAGTTAAAACAACAGAATATAACAATGGAAAATTATCACCCTATATATCAGATTATTACTCAACTAAACCTATAAATGATACAAAAAGAATAGGGAGCTCAAGTTATTCATCAACAGGTGGTATAATTAATCCAAATTTTTATTATAATAGTAGTTCTCTTTCAGAAAATAATGTTACTAATATTGAACAAAATTCGAAAAATGATATTATTCCTTTTAGAATAGAAATAATAGATCTAGAACTTCCTGAGCAATCATATTATCTTTATTTTAAAGCTTTTATAGATAATTTTTCTGATGATTTTAGAGCAAATTATGAATCTATAGTTTCTCCTGGAAACCCAACAGGAAAAATGTTTAAATATCAATCATTTGATAGAACCTTATCTCTTAATTTTAAAATAGCTATTTTTAGAGAAGAAGAAGCAGAAAATATATATAAAAAATTAAATCGATTAGCTTCAACTACTTTACCAACTAATACTAATGGTGGTATTCGCAGTACCATTACAAAACTTACAGTAGGAAACTGGTGTAAAAGATTACCTGGAGTAATAAATAGTATAAATTTTACAAATCTAGTTAGTAATCCGTGGGATATAGATAATAAAAGACCAATGGTAATAGATGTTTCTATGGGTTATCAATATTCTTCAATATATGATGATGATAATTCTATATTATATTCATCCCCTGATATTGAATATAAATTATTAGGAAACCCAAATGCAGCGTAATAGAACTATATTAAAAGATGAAAATAACAAACGTTATTATAAAAACGTTTTATATCCGGAAATTCCTCTAAGTGTGAATGATATTTATGTTTTAACATCTATAAGTGATAGAATAGATAAATTAGCTTATACTTATTATAAAGATGAAACATTGTGGTGGATAATAGCAGAAGCTAATGTTGATATTATAAAAAGAGATAGTCTTTATACTGGAGCGGGTAAACAAATTAGAATCCCAACCAATATATCTCAAATTTTACAGGATTTTAACAGTTTAAATAATTTTTAAATGAGTACCATTTTTGAACCTATAAATGGAGATATAACTAGACAACTTGATCTTCGTCAAAAGGTAATGTCTAATGAAATTAGAAATCCAAATGTTCGTAGTGTTTTTTTAAACAAAAAATGTACTATTAGATTAGTTCCTTTAGTAAAAGATCTAACAACTATTGAAAATATAAATATTCTAGATTCAGATGATTTTATATTTGATAATTATACTTTAACTGATAATTTTTTTGATAACATTATCAATAGTGATTTAATTAATAATAGTGAATTTAGTGTTTATACTTCTTATAAAAATAATTTTAATAATACAAAAGAAAAACCATTTGTAAAAGATTTTAATATTATTACTAGAAGTGGAAATAATTATGGTGCTACTCGTATTGGATCTATAACTATAATAATTCCTACTCGAGATCAATTTAATTTAATAGAACGTTTTTTTAGAATAGGTAGTCCATTTTTATTAGAATGGGGATGGTCCAAATATATTTTAGATGATACTTCTTCTGAATTTTTATCTTTTATAGATGACACATTATATAAACAAAAACCAGAAATAAAACAAATTGATTTAGAGAATGCTATAATTCGAAAAAAGATAGATAATAAAGGAAATTATGATGGAGGGGTGTTTGTAATAAATAATTTTACAACAACTATACAAAACGGTAGTACTGATTATTATTATGAATTAAAATTAGATTTAATAACAAAAGGAGATATATTAAACAGCATAAAACCATCTAAAAACGTTTCTGTTTCTTCTACTTCAACTGATTATGCTACAACTTATAGAATAAACAGTAATCCTTTAATTCGTGCTTTAAGATTTTTAAATCAGTATCAATCAGGATATAAAGAAGAATTAAAAAACAAAGAAATATCTTTAGAAATAACAATAGCTGAAAATATAGAAGGAGAATTAACCCCAGAAATAGAAACAATAGAATTAAATAACATATTATCAATTCTACACGAATCTACTCCTGTAAATAATTCAGTTGAATTATCTTTAAATCCTTTTAGTAATATTATTCAAGAAATAGATAGTAATTTTTTACCAATTAAAAAAACAGTAACAAGAGAAAATCAAGTTCGTCTCCCTACCCCAGGATTATCTCCTGGTTCTTTTCAATCGTCAACTACTAGTAATAAAGAAATTACTTATATTAAATTAGGTTATTTTTTGCAAATGTTGAATCGTTTAAAAACAAAAACAGATCCAGGTTATGTTGATTTAGGATATGAATATTCTAATCCAGAATATTATTATACTTTACAGGGCGATATTCCGAATAGTTTTAAATATGAGTGGAATTCTGATATTCATTTTGGAAGTTTTAATCCATCTAAAGTTATTTTACCTAACTATAAATGGACTGAATTTTTAAGTAAATATGTAGCAGATTTAGATTTTTTTATTTCTTATCAAAAAAGATTTATCATTAGTAATATATTATTAAGAACAAATGTTTTATTAGATGAAGTAATAAATTTAATAAAACAAGATGAGTTTACATTTAATAATATTATAAAAATGATATTAGATTTAATAAATACTAATACTGATAATGAATTAAGATTAACAAAATATGATCTTGAAAATGGAAGTTATACTATTGCTTCTTTAACAAATTCTAATCCAATTATAAATAATCCTTTTTCTTTAAAATTATATAATACGGGGTCTATAGTAGAATCAGTTACAATAGATACAACAATAAATGATTCTGTTGCCAAAGAAGTTGCCATAATGTTTAATGGTTCTCCAGATTATGCTGTTTCGGCTGAAGCTGTTAGTTTATTAAAATTTAATCATGGAACTAAATCACGACTTGTTGAAAATAACAACACAAATATTGAAGATAATCAAAATTCATCTATAGGATATTTAAATTTTATAGAAGAAAATCTTTTTAATCTCCATAAGAATATATTTTCTTTAACAGAAAATCCTAATATAGATACAATATCTACAGATTTATTAAACTATTACCAAAATTTTAAACAAAAATATATTTCCGGAATATCTTTATATGGCAATTATAAAAATATAAGAGCAGTTCCTTTGTTTCCTATAAAAATCAAAATAACCTTACCTGGAGTTTCAGGAATAAAAATAGGTAACAGCTTAAAAATAGAGGATAGTAGATTACCAGCAATATACACAGATAATAAAATATATTATTTAATCACTAATATTGAACATCAAATCCTAAACAGATATTGGAATACATTATTGGATTTATCTCCACAGATTAATACAGATATAACTCAATTATCAATATCTTCTACATCAACAGATATTAATCAACCTTTAAATGTTAATGATATTGGTTGGGATTTAGATACTTTTCTCAAAGCCCTTATACAGGTTGAAACGGGTATATATGAATTTGAATCAATTGTTCTTAATCGTCCTGGTATTATAGATAGATGGAGAAGAAAAGGTACAGAAACATGGAATAATAGTCCTTTATTTAGTCAAGCATCACAAGCAATATCTGCTATTCGTGCAAGAGGACCATACCAAATTAAACCTGCTTATGTTTTTGATGCTTTAGGAAACCAACCTAATATTTCTAATATTGAAAAGAAAGGTGAAATTTGGCAATGGGACAAAGTAAATGAGTTAGTTAATATAGATACTATTTTCTATCAAAAACAAGCTGTTGAAAGATATCTTAATAGATATTTTCCTAAAGAAATTAATAAAAAAACATATAAAAGAGCATCAGCTATACACCATTTAGGACCAATAGGTGGAAACGATTACAATGAAGTAAAAAGAAAAATATCGGAAGGTTTAAAAACAAATAATAAAAAATGGTCAAATATTAGAAATAATTTTATTTATTTTGAAAACACATACTGGCCAAAAATGAAAGAATATTTAGGAATAGATCCAAATTCACTTATAGATGCCGGTCAACCAAATAATTTTAACTTTTAATTAAAATGTATATTCCTTCTTCATTTATCGAAAAAAAATATACTAATGGAGATGAATTTATTTTTTCTACAAATAGAAAAAAGTATATTGGTCCGTATGTCATAATAAATGGAAATAAATTTTATAGTGGAGAAATATATAATAATTCTTCGATAGAATTAATTCCTGTTCCTAAACCAGAAGAAATCCCCTCTATTATCAAATACGATGTACTTTCTGATTTTAAAGTTTTTGATTTAAAATCATTTTCTCCAATAAACTTTTCATACAATCCTCCTACTGAACAAGATTATCAAAAAGGATCATATAAAAGATATTTTGTAAAAAATCGATCAATTAAAGCAGGAGGAATAACAGAAGTAGATTATGAAACCTTTAAAGATTTGGTTGATCAGGGTGGAAAACATGATTATAATATTTATGAACCATTTTTTATTAATTGGAATTTGACTCAAACACAAAGAAATATTGATCAATTAAATTTATTAAGTAGAAGATACTTAGGATTAAAATCTTATTTAAAAAACCCATCTCAATTTGTAAGACAGTAAAAAAAGTTGTATATTTAATTAGTTATAAGAATTAATAAATGTTATTTAATAATACCAAAATAAAAGGTAACTATATTATTTGGTGTTTGACTCATTCTGATCAATTACACCCACAATTGAATTCAATAATTGGGACCTTTCTATATAGTTTAGAAACCCAAGAATATTCTTATTTAAATTATTCTCATCCTGATATAGAACCAGTATCGAATAAAAGTTATTTTCTTGATAAAATATTTTCTAATTCTGATTCTTTTATTTTTGGAAAAAAAGATATTCTACATTACAAAAGTACTTTAAATTATGATATAGATTCACTTTATTATTTAAAAACTAATAGTAAAATCCCATACTATGATCTAAAAACACAAGCACATTTATTTTTTGAAAGAAAATACCAAACAATTAAAATTAATAATATAATTCCTATAACTAAACACTTAGAATATTTTAAGAAATTAGTAGAATTTATTTTACCATTTATAGAAAAAGACGAATCGTTAGATTTTTATTCTAATACTATTATACCTGTTTTACATCAGATTGAAAAAAATCCAATTAAAATTGATAAGAGAAAATTTGATAAATTTTTTGAATTAGAATATGAAAAAAACAACATAAAGAATAATCTATTATATAGTTACTATAATCCATTCTCTACTACAGGAAGATTCATCTGTTCATATAATGGATTAAATTTACAAACTTTGAATAAAGAAAATAACTCTAAAGAAGCATTTTTACCCACTAATGATTATTTTCTAGAAATAGATTATGATGGATACCATGTTAGATTGATTGGTGAGTTAATTGGTTATAATTTTGGTAATGAAAATGTTCATCAATATTTAGCCAAAAAATATTTTGGAGATAATCCCACTGAACACCAGTTAAAAGAATCTAAAGAATTAACATTCAAACAATTATATGGAGGTGTTTTTTCAAAATATAAAGACATTGAATTCTTTAAACACACACAATATTTTATTAATAAGATATGGAAACAAGCCAAAACATATGGTTTTATAGAAACTCCTTTATCTAAACGTAAAATACACCTTACAGATAAAATAGATTCTTCTCAGAAACTATTTAATTACTTGATCCAAGCATATGAAAGTGAAAAAAATGCTTGGATGTTATCCAATCTCTTCCTATATTTGGAGATATATAAAACAAAAGTTTCATTATATGTTTATGATGCTTTTGTTTTGGATGTTGATTCATCCGAAGAAAATATAGTAGATAATATAAAAAATATAATATCTTGGGACGGAAAATTTCCCCTAAAAATAAAAAAATCTCATACACTGAATAATTTTAAACCACTATGAACAATAAATTGTATTGTACCTTTGTAAAAACAGAACAAGTAGATAACCATATTGAATATTTAACAGATAATTATGATATTCTGTATAATAAAATATTTGTTTTAGAAACTAAAAATAGAGATTATGACAGATTTATTTTAACATACAATATCGATTCTGTTAATTTAAAAGAAGATGCATTTTTTGAAAATACAATTAATGTACATAGAAAAAAAGAAACAAATACGTTATATACTATAAATGCTATAAATGTTGTTTCTTTAGAAGAAAATGGTAGAATAGATCCTAGTTATAGAATTGATTGGGAAAAATACAAAAACTGTTTACTTTTAAGTAAAAATAATAGATTAATAAATATTTCAACTTCTCTTAATCGTATAGTGGAGTTCTGATTATTTTTTATTATATTCAATCTTTAACAACAAAACCAAAACACTTAATATTTAGTTATTATGAACATAGATGAAGTAAAAAGACGCTTGAATAAATTTCAAAGCAAACAATCATATAGTAAAGATAATTCCGATTATCTTAATGCCTTCTGGAAACCAAAACCAGAAGATGGAAAACAATTAATTCGAATTGTTCCTTATAAGTTCAATAAAGATTATCCTTTTAGTGAACTTTATTTCCACTTTAATGTTGGAAAAAGTAGAATGTTGGCTCTTACTAACTTTGGTGAATCTGATCCAATTGTAGAGCTTGTAAACGAATTGCGAAAGAGCAATGATGCTGAAATGAAAGAACTAGCTAAAAAGCTAGCACCTAAACTTCGCATTTTTGCTCCAGTTGTAGTTCGTGGTGAAGAAGATAAAGGTGTACGTTTTTGGGAATTTGGAAAAAACGTTTACATGGATATTCTTGGAGTAATGGCTGATGAAGATTATGGTGATATCACAGATGTTGTATCTGGTCGTGATATTTCAGTTGAAACTGTAAAAGAATCTGGTAAACTTTACAATTCTACTTTTATCCGTGTAAAACCAAATACCACTCCGCTACATCAAGATTCATCTACAGTTGAAAAACTTCTAGATAATCAAAGAGAACTTGTCAATATCTATAAAAAATATAGTTTTGATGAAATGAAATCTGTTCTTCAGAATCATATGTTGTCTCTTCAGGGCGAAACTGAACAAGTAACATATGTTGAGAATAACCCATCATCACTTGAAAGTGATATTGATGACATGTTTGGAGATGATGAATAAAAATTATGGCTAAAAAAAGATCACTAACATCAACTGTGTCTTCTTCTGTCAAGGATTTTAATCTTCAAAAATTCAAAGAAAAAAAACTCCTTACTGGAAACATTAAATTTAAATCACAAGAATGGATTCCATTTAGTAAGGCTCTTCAAGAAATATTAAGTGTTCCTGGTGTTCCGCATGGCCACGTAACTTTGTTACGTGGTCATTCTGACACCGGAAAAACTACCGCTCTTCTTGAACTCGCTGTTAATGCTCAAAAAATGGGCAAAATGCCTGTTTTTATTATTACTGAAATGAAATGGAGTTGGGAACATGCCCAACTAATGGGTCTTGAAATAGAAGAAATAGTAAATGAAGAAACAGGAGAAATTATAGACTATGATGGTCATTTTCTTTATGTAGATCGTTCTCGAATCAATACTATTGAAGATGTAGCTAGTTTTATTATGGATTTAGTGGATGAACAGAAAAAAGGTAATCTTCCATTCGATCTTGTGTTTTTATGGGATTCAGTGGGTTCAGTGCCATGTGAATTGTCTGTTCGTTCAAATAAAAATAACAACGAATGGAATGCAGGTGCTATGTCTACTCAATTTGGAAATAATGTTAATCAAAAGATTACTCTAAGTAGAAAAGAAACATCTCCATTTACTAATTCACTTATTTGTATCAATAAAATTTGGACAATGAAAGCTGAAACACCAATGAGCCAACCTAAAATTAAAAATAAAGGTGGAGAAACTATGTGGTATGATTCAACTTTTGTTCTAACATTTGGAAATGTTACTAACAGTGGTACTTCTAAAATTAAAGCTCGAAAAGATGGTAAAGAAGTTGAATTTGCTAAACGTACTAAAGTACAGGTAGATAAAAATCACATTAATGGTATTTCAACTAAAGGAAATATTATTATGACTTCACATGGTTTTATTTTAGAAGGCGATATAGATTCATATAAAAAAGAACATTCACAAGAATGGTCTGAAATCTTGGGTGGATATGATTTTGACATTATTGAAGAACAAGAAGATCCAATTGAGGACATGACAGAAATTTACTCCGAATCTACAATAGATCAGTTGTAATAATGACCAATATTTTTTCTTTACTTGAAAATATTAAAGATCCTCTTTATGATCCTGATCTAAAGATAAACAGCAAGGTTCTTCTAATAGATGGTATGAACACCTTCTTTAGGAACTTTGCTGTTATTAATTATCTTAATGTAGATGGAAGTCATATTGGGGGATTAGTTGGGTTTTTACGAAGTTTAGGTTATGCTTCTAACTTAACTAAAGCTACTAGGATTATTATAGCTTTTGATGGTGAAGGAAATATAACCAATAAAAAGAATCTTCTACCTGAATATAAAAGTAATCGAAATCTTACTAAAGTTACAAACTGGAAAACATTCGATAGTAAAGATGAAGAAATAGGATCAATGAATGCTCAATTAGATAGACTTATGGTTTATCTAAAATGTTTACCAGTTACTACTGTTATTGTAAATAAAGCCGAAGCAGATGATATATTAGCATATTACAGTAAAAAATTATATAATGATGATCCTTCTTCACTAATATATTTAATGTCTTCAGATAAAGATTTTCTTCAATTAGCAAATGATAGAATTACTATTTTTTCTCCAATGAAAAAAATATTCTATAGTCCTGAAGAAGTTTTAAAAGAATATGGCGTTTCGTCAAATAATTTCTTAACATACAAAATATTATTAGGTGATAAAACAGATAATGTTCCGGGAATAGAAGGACTAGGTCCTAAAAAAATATTAAAACTATTTCCTGAATTATCATCAAATAATCCCTTTACTTTGAAAGATGTTCTTGAAAAATCTCGTTTTAAACAACAGGAAAATTCAATGTATGGGAAGGTGTTGATATTAAAAGAGCAACTAAGAATAAACGAAACAATAATGGGATTACACAAAAATATATTCACCAGTGATGAACAAGATTATTTGGATGATTCATTAAACAATCCTATTAATTCTTTAAATAAAGAAAATTTTAAATTCTTATACGAAACAGATACTTTAGGAAAATCTATTTTAAACCTTGATAATTGGCTTTCAGAAAATTTTAATTTACCAAATAGGTTTATAAATGAACACACTAACTGAATTTGGGCACAGTTTTCAAACGAAAACTCTAGCTGCTCTTATTTTCGATTTTAATTTTTTACAACAGGTTCATGATCTAATTTCAGATGAATATTTTGATAATGATGCTTCAAAATGGATTACAAAAATAGTATCTTCTTACTATGATGAGTATAAAACTACTCCCACTTTAGAAGTATTTAAAGTTAAATTAAGTGAAGTACCTAATGATGTATTAAAAGTTGCAATTAAAGATCAATTAAAACAAATAGTAGAAAATAAAAATGTTTCAGATCTTGATTTTGTCAAAGATAAATTTATTGCATTTGGAAAGGATCAAAGTTTAAAAAAAGCACTTATTAAAAGTGTAGATCTTTTACCATTAGGAGATTATGAAGGTATAAGAAGTCTAATTGATACCGCACTAAAAGCAGGAACTGATAGAGGAGTAGGACATGAATATGTTCTTCATTTGGAAGAAAGATTTAAAGAAGAAAAACGTAATATCGTTGCTACACCCTGGGAAGTTATTAATGATTTAACAAATGGTGGTCTCGGAAATGGTGATCTTGGTTTGATAGTAGGAGGACCAGGAGGAGGAAAATCATGGACATTAGTTAACCTAGGAAAATATGCTGTTGAACAAGGACATACAGTAATTCATTATACTTTAGAGTTAGGAGACATTTATGTAGGAAGAAGATATGATGCTGCTTTTTCTCAAATACCTGTGTCTCAAATATTAGATAATAAAGAAAAAGTAAAAGAAAAATTATCTGACATAAAAGGAAATTTATATATTAAAGCATATCCTACAAATAATGCTACTGTTGGTACTATTAGAGCACATGTTCAAAAATGTATATCACAAGGTATTAATCCTGATATGATTATAGTTGATTATGCTGATCTCTTAGATAGTAAAAAGGGTAGAGAAAGAAAAGATAAACTTGATGAAATTTATAAAGATTTAAGAGGACTAGCTAACGAATTAAATATTTTAGTATGGACCGCTTCTCAAGTTAATAGAGCTGGAGCTCAAGATGATCACGTTGAAGGAGACAAAATAGCAGGTTCATACGATAAAATGGGTATTATTGACTTTGGTATGTCTCTATCTCGTAAAAAAGAAGATAAAGTAAATGGAACAGGTAGATGGCATATAATGAAAAATAGATATGGATCTGATGGAATGACATTTTCGAGTATTCTTGATACTTCGATAGGAAAAATTGAAATATTTGAAACCTCAGAATCTGAAAATCATCCTCCATCAAGAAATTTACCTAATTCTTCTAACTTCAATAATAATATTAGTTCAGAAGAAGCTAAAAAAGTAGCTGAAACTTTTTTTAAACTTTATTAAAACTTCTTATAGTTTTTAAAATATATACAATATTTATGGTTAATCCTTTAAAAAACAAAAAATAAAATCTATGGAAATTAGTAATCAGATCCTTTCGGACATAACAGTTTTTATGAAATATGCCAAATTTATTCCTGAACTCAATAGACGAGAAACGTTTGATGAGATTGTGAATAGAAACAAAGAAATGCATATCAAAAAATATCCTCAACTTGAAGAAGAAATCATTAATGTTTACGAAAATTTTGTTCGTACTAAAAAAGTATTACCATCAATGCGTAGTTTGCAATTTGCTGGTAAACCTATTGAAATAAATCCAACTAGAATTTATAACTGTTGTTATTTACCAATTGATTCGATTGAATCTTTTGGAGAAATTATGTTCTTACTTTTAAGTGGAACTGGAGTTGGATATTCTGTTCAAACTCATCATATCGATAAATTACCTGAGATTAGACGACCAAATCCAAATAGAAGAAAAAGATTCTTAGTTGGAGATAGTATTGAAGGATGGGCTGATGCTATTAAGTTTCTTGTAAAATCATATTTTGGAAGAAATTCATCCACCCCAATATTTGATTTTTCAGATATTAGACCAAAAGGTGCTAAACTTATTACATCTGGTGGTAAAGCACCTGGAGCTGGTCCACTTAAAGAATGTTTAGTAAAAATTCAAAATATTTTAGATGAAAAACAAGATGGTGATAAATTAACTTCAATTGAAGTACACGATATTGTTTGTCATTTAGCGGATGCTGTATTAGCAGGTGGTATTAGAAGAGCAGCTCTTATCTCATTGTTTAATGCTGATGATAATGAAATGTTATCTTCAAAAGCAGGTGCTTGGTGGGAAAATAATCCACAAAGAGGTAGAGCTAATAATTCAGCCGTGTTACTTCGTCATAAAGTTGATAAAGAGTTTTTCCTTAATCTTTGGGAAAGAGTTGAAGCATCCAATTCAGGTGAACCTGGAGTATTTTTTACAAATGATAAAGATTGGGGAACCAATCCATGTGCCGAAATTGCTCTTCGTCCATATCAATTCTGCAACCTTACTGAAATCAATGCTTCAACTATTGAATCTCAAGAAGATTTAAATGATAGAGCAAAAGCAGCAGCATTCATTGGAACTCTTCAGGCAGGTTATAGTGATTTTCATTATCTGAGAGATATTTGGAGAAAAACAACAGAAAAAGATGCTCTTATTGGAGTAGGAATGACAGGTATCGCTGATGGTGCTGTACTTAATTATGATTTATCTGAAGCTTCTAAACAAGTTGTAGCAGAAAATCAAAGAATATCTGCTATTATTGGTATTAAAGCAGCAGCTCGTACATCTACTGTTAAACCTAGTGGTACTTCAAGTTTAGTATTAGGTACATCTTCAGGAGTTCATGCTCGACACAATGATTACTATATCAGAAGAATTAGAGTTGGTAAAGATGAATCAATTTATAACTACTTAAAAGTATTTCATCCTGAATTAGTTGAAGATGAATATTTTAGACCTGATACAATTGCTGTTATTTCAATTCCTCAGAAATCACCTGATGGAGCTCGTTTAAGAACAGAAGCAGCATTAGATACTCTTGAAAGAGTAAAGAAAATGTATATGGAATGGATTAAACCTGGACATGTACGTGGAGAAAATACTCATAATGTTTCTTGTACTATTAGTTTAAAACCAGAAGAATGGAAACCAGTAGGAGAATGGATGTGGGAAAATAGAAATAAATATGCTGCTATTGCTGTATTGCCCTATGATGGTGGATCATATATTCAAGCACCTTTTGAGGACTGTAACAAAGAAACATATGATAAAATGATGACAAGTCTTACAAATGTGGATTTAAAACAAGTAATTGAATATGATGATTTAACAGATCTACAAGGTGAACTTGCTTGTGCTGGTGGAAATTGTGAAATAGCATGATAGACAATAAAGATAGTGATAATTTGAACGAATCTTTAGGTGAGCTTGAGAGTTTTATAACAGACAATCAAGCTTTCCTAAAGAAAGAAAACGTGGATATTGATAATCTTGTTAATATATTTGACGAGATACGAAAAGTACAAGATGAAATTCAAAAATTAAATAAAAAGTTATATGATAGTACCTCCCAAACCCACAAGTCGTAAGTCAACTCCATTTTATTGGTGGAGACGTTTTCCTGTTCAAAAATATAATTCACGTCAATCATTAGTTGATCGTATCAAAGCTGGTGAATTTGATCCTTCTCCTTATATTGAACAATCTCTTTGGGAAATTGAATGGATGAAACAAGAAATGGAAGAAGAAACATCCAACTATATCAATCATAATAGTGCTGCTTTTTATGATGAAGTTGCTGGTCCTATTAAAACTCGTTATATGAAGCGTTTCAAAAAACTTACCGAAGATAGTTGGGCGGATGAAGATAAACGTTTGTCATCATTGATTAAAGCACTTCGTGTTGAATTTTCGCTTCCAGAAATATTTGTACAAGATTTTCTTTCTGATTTTGATGGAAGTGTGTTGGAAGCATACAATAGTTTGCGTATATTTTGTGAAAAACATAATAGTGTTATTATGCGTAGGGTATATTTAAAAAACATGTTTAACAATCCATGGTAAATAAAATCCTGATTAGTCATGAAGTTCCTGTAAATTTTCTATATGAAAGTAGACAATTTAATGATTATGATTATGCTCTTCCTCATTTGTTAGATAGTGATTCTCAATACAGAGAATATTTCATAAACAGCAAAAGAGAAGGACGTTATATCATAATGGATAATTCATTACATGAATTAGGAAGTGCTTATGATAATGAACGATTAGTTTATTGGATCAATGAACTTGAACCGAATGAATTTATTGTTCCTGATGTATGGGAAGAACATTCTTCTACTTTATATAATGCAAAAGAATGGAAACAATATCAAAAAGATGGAATTATTTCATCTAATACTAAATTAGTAGCAGTAGCACAAGGAAAAACCCATTCAGATATATTAACATGTGCCTGGATTTTGGTTAATAACTATGATTATCAAAAAATATCATTGAGTTATGGAGCATCAGCATATAATGAAATATTTCCTCATCCCAATCCTTATATTGGAAAAATGTTAGGAAGAATTTATACTGTATCTAAATTAGCAGAAGAAGAATGGATAAAAAGTGTTAAACTTCATCTATTAGGATGTGCTCTTCCACAAGAATTTTCATATTATAATGACCCCAAATTTAATTTTATAGAATCATTAGATACTTCTAATCCTGTTATACATGGAATCATGGGAATTAATTATGAAGAATATGGATTAAATAAAAAACTATCTGTAAAAATTGACACTATTAAAGAAATAAAAAACAAAGAAATTGTATACAACAATATTGAAAAATTTAGAAAACTTTTAACTTATTACTCATGAACACCTTACTTATTATTTGGTTTATTTTAAGCCTTCCATTAATACTATTTTTTATATTTAAAACTATTCATTACAAAGAATGGGCAGAACGAGAAGCAGACATTAGATTGAGAGAAATGCTCGAACAAAAAGAAAAAGAAATTAGAGAAGATGCTTTTTCTCGTTCTAGAGCAGTTAGTTTTGGAAAAACAATTGAAAAATTTGTACCATTTTTGAAAGAATTTCCTGCTGATCCTAGAGAAGCTATTTTCTTAGGTAAACCTATTGATTATATTTGTTTTATTAATAGAGATAGTAAAAAGAAATCACTTGTTCGTTTTGTTGAAATTAAATCTGGAAAATCAACACTAAATACCCACCAAGAAAATATTAAAGAAGCTATATTAAATGGTAGAGTTGAATGGCATGAAGTTATGGTTGATGGTTTAACAGCAGAAGAAAAGAAAGATATCGGTTGAATGTGAATGTAACCGATTAATAAATTAATACTATTCACACAAATTAATAATATAATGAAAAATAAACATGTAGTAGTTTCACTTAGTGGTGGAATGGATAGCAGTACTTTGTTACTTCATTGTTTGGCACAAAAGATGAATGTAACCGCTCTTAGTTTTGATTATGGTCAAAAACATAGAGTAGAACTTGAACGTGCACAATCTCTTGTTGATTATCTTAGAGATAATGGACAAGAATTAAGATATCAAGTTATTAAACTTGATGGTCTTACTAATTTACTTAATTCAGCACTTGTATCTGGTGGAGCAGAAGTTCCAGAAGGTCATTATGCTGAAGAAAACATGAAAGCAACAGTTGTTCCTAACAGAAATAAAATATTTAGTTCAATTTCTCAGGCAGTTGCTTTGAGTATTTCTAATGAAACTAAAGATATAACTTATCTTGCTTTAGGAATCCATGCAGGAGACCATGCGATTTATCCTGATTGCCGACAAGAATTTAGAGATGCAGATATGGACGCTTTTAGGATTGGAAATTGGGAATCTGAATTGGTTGAGTTTTATACCCCTTATCTCCATACTGATAAATTTGGTATTCTTCAAGATGGTGAGGAGGCGTGTGATACACTTTGTGTAGATTTTGATGAGGTTTATCGACGTACTAATACATCTTATAAACCATATCCATCTGGAAATAGTGATTATAAATCTGCTTCTTCAGTAGAACGTATTGAAGCTTTTATTAAACTTGGAAGACCAGATCCAGTACAATATGAAGATGAAACGGGTCCTGTTTCTTGGGAAGTAGCTAGAACTCATGTAGAACAAGTATTATCATCTTATGAAGGATAAAAATAAGGAATTAATATGAAAGAAATGTGGGATGATTCATATACCAGAGCACCCAAAACTATAATTTCTGATATAGATGGTACTTTAATAGAACAAAGTGATATTAAAAATATTGTTGATTCTAATCATGAAATGAAACTATTACCAGGTGTAAGAGAAAAATTAAATGAATGGGAAAAACATGGTTATAATATCGTTCTTATAACAGGTCGAAAAGAAAGTTTAAGACAAATAACAGAATTACAATTAAGAAAAGCAGGTATTTGTTATGATCATTTAATAATGGGAGTAGGACCTGGACCCAGATATCTTTTAAATGATGCTAAACCGAATGGACAAGTAACTGCTTTTTCTTATTGTATGAAACGAAATCAAGGATTAGAAACTATAGAAATATGAAACAATTTTATTATTTTACAGCATCATGGTGCCAACCATGTCGTCAATTAGGTCCAATTATGGACAGAGTAGCACAACAAGTATCTGTTAGAAAAATAGATATTGATATAGAACCTTTAATAGCACAACAAAATGGAGTAAGAAGTGTTCCTACTGTTATTTTAATGAAAAACGGTGTAGAAGTAACACGTTTAGTAGGAGTTCAACCAGAAAATTATTATATTAAGCTTTTTAATCAATATTAATAATATGAAAAAATTTCAATCAACAAAATTATTTGATGGTTTTTCTACATGTTTTAGACAATGGAAAGCCAAAGGAACCCATTGTAGTTTTGTTCATGGATATGGTGTTTCATTTAGAATTTGGTTTGAGGGTGAATTAGATGAACGCAACTGGGTATGGGATTTTGGAGGAATGAAACGTGCCAATGGTCGAATTGATGGAATGACTCCAAAAGAATGGATGGAATATATGTTTGATCATACAGTAGTTGTTGCTGAAGATGATCCTATGATGCATTTATTTGTAGAAGCAGGATATGCTGGTATTATTCAACTTCGAGTAATTCCTGCTGTTGGTGCAGAACAATTTGCAAAATTTATTTATGATAAATTAAATCCATTTATTCTTGAAGAAACTAATAATAGAGTTAAAATAGTTAAAGTAGAATTTTTAGAACACAATAAAAACACAGCAATTTATATACCATAATGTCAATTAATCCAAATAAACTATTAATTTCCAGTGATTTTTACTCAGTACAAGGAGAAGGAATCTCATCTGGAGTACCATCCTATTTTGTAAGACTAGGTGTATGCAACCTAAGTTGTGGAATGTCACGAAAATTTCTTAATGAACTAGTTAAAGCTAAAGAACTAGAAGATGGAGAAATTTTTGTAGGTGATCTACATGCTGAAGGTAAAGCTACCTGGACTTGTGATAGTACAACTCAATGGGCGTGGCGAGGTGAAGATAAAGAATTTCAATATCTGTTTGATAGATGGAAAGAACAGGATATTTTAGAAGATATCAGTTCTGGAACCATTCATATTATATGGACTGGTGGAGAACCTACCATTCCACAACATCAACAAAATATCGTAGATTTTACAGAATATGCCATTAGACATAAATACTTTACTGGTTTTATTGCAAGTGGTGATCATTGGGAAAATGGAGAACGTATAACAGATGCTTACCCAATAATCTCTGGTCCTTATTATGAAATTGAAACTAATGGAACATTTTATATTAATGATAAATTATTTAAATTACTAGATCAGATTAATTGCTCCCCTAAACTTACCAACACAGGTATGAGTGAAAAACAGCGTATTAAACCAGAAGCAATTAAACGTATTATGGAACATGATAATTATCAATTTAAATTTGTTATTAGCACAGAAGACGATGTAAAAGAACTATTTAGAGATTTTGTAGAACCTTTTAATATACCTCTTAAAAATGTTGTGTGTATGCCGGGGTTAGATAGTCAAGACGATTTCCATGAACGAACCGAATTTGTTCTTGAACTTGCTAAAAAATATAAATTTAGAGGACTTACACGACTTCATATTAGTGCTTGGGATAAAACATTAAACGTTTAATATGGATAAAATATTTTATAATTGGGATGATGTTTCGCGAGCAATAGATTTTTTAGCATATTTGCTTAGAAACGAATCTATAAATCTAATTACTGGTTTACCTCGAGGAGGTCTTATTCCAGCTGTTATGCTTTCCCATAAGATGAATATTAAATATATTAACATTAATAAAACAAAACGAAAACAATTTAATACTATTGCTTTAGTAGATGATATTTGTGATTCAGGAAATACTATTAAAGGATATAATGAAATGGGATTTATTACAATTTGTATTGATAAAAAACATTCTTCGGTTGTGTCTCCTAATTATTTTTCATATATTGCCCCTGATGACAAATATATTGTCTATCCTTGGGAAAACCCAGAATCTAAACCTATAGCTGATTATTTAAAAAATGATTGAAAATAAAAGACGAAAAAAAGTAAATATTGAAGAGCTGGAAACAGCTCAATTTGGTTATGCAAATGGTATTTCAACTCAGCTGCAAAAACTAATAGAAACAGGTGAACACCGTTCACTTACACAACAAGAAAAACAAGAAATGGTTAAAGAAGCCGCTGAACATTATGGTAAATTTCTTACTGCTCTTGGTTGTGATTGGCAAAATGATCCTAACTCAATGGAAACTCCTTGGAGAGTTGCTAAAGCATATGTAAATGATCTTTGGAAAGGTAGATATGAACTTCCATCTGATATTACAGCATTTCCTTCTGATGGTTATAGAGGTATTATTCTTGAAAAAGATATTTCTGTTGTAAGTCAGTGTTCACATCACCATCAAACAATCCTGGGTAAAGCACATGTCGCTTATATTCCTGGAGAAGAAGGAAAAGTAATTGGTTTGAGTAAAATTAATAGAATTGTAGAACATTTTGCTCGTAGAGGAGCCATTCAAGAACAACTTACTGTAGCTATTCATAATGCTATGGATAAAATTTGTGAAGGTAATGTTGGTGTTATGGTAGTAATTCAAGCAACTCATAATTGCGTTGCCTGTAGAGGTGTTAAACATATGGGAGCAAGTATGATTACCAGTGAAGTAAGTGGAGTATTTGCAGATCATACCAAAACAGCCAAGCAAGAAGTACTTGGTTATATTAAAATGAATCTAGAAACATATAAATAAGGAATAATAAAATGTATTATATTGCAAAAGTAAAAGTACAAGTAATTGAAGGTAAAAGAATGAAATGGAATACCGAAACATTTTTGGTTGATGCTGTTTCTGTAACAGAAGCAGAAGCTAAAGTATATAAAGAATATGAAAGTTTTTCTGATGATTGGGAAGTAAAATCAGTTTCACAATCTCCTGTTATTAAAGTTCTTTAATGCAACGACTTAATATAAACGGAAATTTATATATTGTTAAGAGAAAATTTTCTTTTAACAGAATTAAAGATGAAAATGCTTTAGCTGATATTAAGCACTATTATGGTGCTGATTATTTAATTAAAGATATTAAAAACCAAAAATATATTTTGGCATCTAAAGTAGAAGATGCTATCATTATAGAAGAAAAGGAAAATTAAAATGCTATTATCTGGAAAAAATATTGAACAACATGTAACCACATCAGAATTTTCAAAAACAAATCAAGTAGGAATTGATCTTTCTGTAAAAAAAATTGAACGAATTTACAGAGGAGGTCAAGTTCTTAAAGATAAAACTATTGTAGATTCTCATAATTATCAAGAAGTATTTGCTACTAAAAACAATGAAGGAAGAATAACATGGAAACTTCCATCAGGAATATATGCTCTTACATTTAATGAAAAAGTAACCATTCCTGCAACTCATACAGGATTTATTGTTTCTCGTAGTTCTATTTACAGAATGGGATCACATATTAATAGTCCAATTTGGGATCCTGGTTTTACTACTGGTGATAATGAGATGGGAACAACTATGATAGTACATGTACCTATTGAAATTGAAAAAGATGCTCGCGTTGGACAATTTTATATGGTTTCAAATGAAGTAGTTGATGAACTTTATAATGGACAATTCCAAAATAAAACTAATTACTAATGTATCAATCGATCTATTACGATCATTTTGAAAAAACATATTACATTCGAGATGATCAATATAGTGGGTTTCAAAAAATAGAATATAGTCCTGGGTACTATGTTTTAGATCCTAAAGGAGATATTCCTACATTAGATGATAAAAGATGTAGACGAATATTAGATTTACCTCAAGGAGCATATAACCAGGTTTATGAAAAAGATGTAGACAAACTAACCCGTTATTTAGTTGATCATTATTTTGAGGATGATAATCCTCCTAAATATCACAATATTCTTTATTTAGATATTGAGATTACCATTAATGGTGCTCTGACTACAGAAACCATTAAAAAAGCAATTAGTGAAATAACTTCAATTGCTTTATATGATAATACCACAAAAGAAATGTGGTGTTTTATTTTAGATAAAACCAAGGAACTTAAACAAATTCGTCAAGCGAATAAGTTTATTGTTCCTTGTACAAATGAAGCTAGTCTATTATCAAGTTTTCTTGATAAATGGGAAGAACTAGACCCAACCATCATTACAGGATGGAACAGTGGATTTTTTGATATACCCTATCTTTATTATAGAATACAAAGAGTATTAGGAGATAGATATGCTAATCGCTTGTCTCCTATTAAAAAAATCAAAATTAATGATTGGGATGAATCACAACCAGTAGAAATAGGTGGTATCAATCATCTTGATTATATGCTTTTATTTAAAAAGTATATTACTAAACAAGAAGATTCCTATAAATTAGGAGATATTGGTAGCAAATATGTTAACTTAGGAAAAATAGAATATGAAGGAAATCTAGATAAACTATTTAAAGATGATATAAACAAATTTATTGAATATAACCTTCGAGACGTAGATATTATTGTTGAATTAGAGAAAAAACTCAAATTTATCGAATTAACAGTTAATATTTGTCACCTATGCCATGTTCCTTATGAAAATATTTACTTATCAACTGTATTAAATGATGGTGCTATATTAACATATCTTAAACGTAAAGGTATTGTTTCTCCAAATAAACCTACTACTATCAATAAAAGTATTAATAGTATTTCTGTAGGAGATGATGTTAAAATCCATAAATCATTGGGTGGAGGAGAAGGTATTCTCACAAAAATAGACACAGAAGAGAAAAAAGGATATGTCAAATTTAAATCAGGAGCAGTTAGATCATATGATATTAATTCACTTCGTAAAATAGAAGAATATGCTGGAGGATATCTAAAAGATCCAATCCCTGGACTATATGAATGGATTATTGATCTTGATTTTACTTCACTGTATCCTTCTATTATTCGTTCTTTAAATATGGGTCTAGAAACACTAGTAGGCCGAATTGTTAATCACGGCAAATATGACAACAATTGGACTCTCGATGATCTCAAACAAATGAACAAAGATGAATATATTACTATTCAACGACTAACAGATGAACGAGAAATAAAAGAAACCCAAACAACTGTAGGTTCCATTATTGATCTAATTGAGAAAAATAATCTCATAATAGCAGCAAATGGTTCTATGTTTAGAACTGATAAATCTAGTATTGTGTGTGAAGTACTAGAAGATTGGTTCAACAAAAGAAGCGAATATAAAGATCTAATGAAGGAAGCTTATAAAGTTAAAAAAGATCCAGCATTAGGAGAATTTTATGATAAACGCCAACATGCATATAAAATCAAACTTAATGACGTTTATGGTTCATATGCTATTAATGGTTGGCGATATACTGATGGACATAAATTCATTTCAGCCGCTATTACACTTACCGGCCAAAGAGTAACCCAAGAAAGTATCAAATTTGTAAATCAATGGTTAAATGATCAACTTAATACAGATAAAGACTATGTTGTTACTTCAGATACAGACTCACTTTTTATTCAAGTAAAACAACTAATCCAAAAGCGTTATCCTGATATAGATTTTAAAGATAGAGACAGAGTAATTGAGATTGTACTTCAAATAGCAAAAGAAATTCAGATAGAAGCTAATAAAAATCTTGATAAACTAGTTATTGATCTATTTAATATTAAAACAAAACATTATTTTGAACTAAAACAAGAAGTTGTACTCGAAAGAGGTTATTTTTCTGGTAAAAGAAGATATGCACAATTTATTGTTAATAAAGAAGGTGTAACTAAAGAAGAATTAGATATCAAAGGCATGGATTTAATGAAATCAAATATGCCCCCTATCTACAGAAAGTTTGGTGAAGAAATACTTCAAGATGTACTATTTGGTAAATCTAAAGAAGAAATATTTGACAAAATTAATTCATTTAAAAAGAAAATGGATATTATAGACTGGGTTGAAATATCTAAACCAACTTCTTTAAAACAACTGAACGAATATATAGCAAGTAAACCATCAGCTGGAGAAATATTCTCTAAACTTGAAAAAAAATGCCCAGCAAATACTAAAGCAGCAATTTATTATAATGATTTGCTTCGTTTTAAAAAACTAGATACAAAACATTCTGTTATAACTCTTGGAGAAAAAATCAAATGGGTTTATTTAAAAGAAAACCCATATAAAATTGATTGTATTGCTTTTCTCAGTTATGATATTGCTCCTGAAATAAAAAACTTTATAGACACATACATTGATAGAGAACAATTATTTGATACTGTTTTGAAAAATAAACTTGATTCCTTTTACCAAGATCTAGGTTGGGGAAATTTAAATTTTAACAATCATATAAATAGATTTTTTGCTTTCTAACAAAAAGTTTGTATATTATAACCTATGTTTAATAAAGAAAAATTACTGAATTTTATCCCTCAATATTATTTAGGAGGAAAAGTAGAGCATGCTATTTGGGTTTGTTCTGGTAATGATATATCTGTGGATTTTGTTGATGATTCCAAAACATTAGTTGGAAAAATCAAAGCAGACAATATAGATATTGAAGCTGGATCTTATGGTATATTCAATACTTCACAGCTAATCAAAATGTTAGGAATACTTGATAATGAAATTCTTATCGAAGTATCTAAACATAATGGTATTGCTCATAAATTTAACTTTTCAGATCAGACAACAGATATCTATTTTAGTTTAGCTGATCAATCTGTTATATCTAAAGCTCCTGAAATTAAATTAGATGAATATAATATATTCTGTGAACTTGATAAAGATTTTATTTTAAAATTTATTCGTTCTAAAGATTCTTTACCTGAAAGCTCATTAGTAACACTTAGTACTAAAAAGATTATAGGTTCAGATACATTATCAATAACACTAGGAAATAATAATATTGGATCTAATAAAATTTCATTAACTATTGACGCTGATTTAAATCAAGAAATTCAAAATCCCTTACCATTTAATTCAGATAATATAAAAGAAGTCTTAAAAGCAAATAAAGATTCAGATAAAGCAATATTGAGTCTAAACAATATGGGACTATTAAAATTTTATTTTGAAAAAGAAAACATAACATCAACTTATTACTTAAGCCGAGAAAACTAATATGAAAATAAAAGCACAACATGATAGAGTAGTCATTAAGATTATTCCTGAAAATGAATCACAATATGGTTCAATTATTATTCCCGATTTGGGAAAAGAACGTCCCTTTAAAGGACAAGTAGTATCTGTGGGACCAGGAAGGACCACAGAATATGGTTCGGTTATTAAACCAACCTGTAAAGTAGGAGATATGGTTTTGATTCCTCAGTTTGGGGCTCAATCAGTTTCTTATGAAAACGAAGAATATTACATAACAAGAGATAGTGAAATTTTAGCAATTTTGGAGGAAAACAATGCCTAAAAATATAACATTTGACAACGAAGCAAGATATGCCTTAAAAGAAGGCGCACATAAACTATATAAGAGTGTAGTTTCTACATTAGGACCTAATGGACGAAATGTAGTAATCCAATCAGATCGTGGACCTCTTCTAACTAAAGATGGAGTAACAGTAGCAAAAAACATTGATCTTAAAGATCCTGTTGAAAATATGGGTGCCCAAATGGTAAAACAAGCTGCTGTAAAAACAGCAGATGTTGCTGGTGATGGAACCACTACTTCAACCCTTCTAGCATACCACCTAATCGAACAAGGTATGAAACTTATGAAAGCAGGTTCAAATGCTATTCAAGTAAAAAGAGGAATGGAAGAAGCAGTTAATAAAATCGTTGAATTAATTCGTGATAAATCTGAAGATATTAGTGGTTTTGATCAGATTAAACAAGTAGCAACTATTTCTGCTAATAACGATGAAGAAATTGGTAATCTTATCGCTACCGCAATGGATAGAGTTGGTAAAGAAGGTGTTATTACTGTTGAAGAAAGCAAAACAGGTGAAACTACTTTGGAAATTGTAGAAGGTATGCAATTTGATAGAGGATATAAATCACCTTATTTTGTTACTGATAATAACACAATGACTACCAGTCTTGATAATCCTCTTATTTTGCTTTGCAATGATAAGATTACTCAAGTAAAAGAACTTCTACCATTACTTGAAGGATGTTCTCAACAAAATCGTTCACTACTCATTATCGCAGATGATATTGATGGTGAGGCACTTGCAACAATTATTTTGAATAAAATTCGTGGTATCCTTAAAGTATGTGCTGTACGTGCTCCTGAATATGGTGAAAGAAAAACACTGATGCTTGAAGATATAGCCGCGCTAACAGGTGCTACTGTTGTTTCACGCGAAAAAGGTTTGGCTCTTAATAACGTTAAAACTGAACATTTGGGTTCTTCACGAACAGTCACTGTAACCAAAGATAGTACTACTATTGTTGATGGTAATGGTAATGAAGATAAATTAGTAGCTCGTGTAGAAGAAATTAAAGCACAAATTGAAAAAGCAGAAAGCCCATATGCTAAAGAAAAACTTCAAGAACGTTTGGCTAGTTTAGCTGGAGGAGTAGCTATTATAAATGTTGGTGCTAATTCTGAACTTGAGATGCGTGAGAAAAAAGATAGAGTAGATGATGCCCTTCATGCTACACAATGTGCTGTTTATGAGGGTATTGTTCCTGGAGGTGGTATAGCATTATATCGTTTGTCTAAAGAATTAAATAATCTTACTCTTAATGATACTGATAAAGATTTAGGAGTAAAGATAGTTAAAAACGCTATTCAGTATCCTTTCTTTAAAATCATGGAAAATGCAGGATTATCTGATTATACTCTTGATCATGTTACTCTAATAAACAACAATGATGACTTTTGGACAGGTATTAATGTTAAAACAGAAAAGTTGGAAAACTTTAAAGAAGTTGGTATCATCGATCCTACTAAAGTAACACGATCAGCATTGCAAAATGCAGTATCTGTTGCCGGAGCATTTCTAACAACAGAATGTGTTATTGTAGATGAACCAGAAGAAGAAAACAAAAACTCTGTGCCCGATTATTCAGGAATGATGTAATATGATTTTAACAGAAAAATACAGACCCAAAACTCTAGATGAGTTTATTGGTGATGATGGTTTTAAGAAACAAATTAGATATTTTTTAGATAAAAAAGATATCCCTAATTTGTTATTTTATGGTGAAGCTGGAGGGGGTAAAACCTCTCTAGCCAAACTAATAGTAAATGAATTAGAAGTACAATATTTGTACATCAATGCTAGTGATAAAAATGGTATTGATTTTGTTAGAGATGAGATTATACCATTTGCTTCTTCAATGAGTTTTAATCTAAACCCTTTAAAAATTGTAATCTTAGATGAATATGATAACACTACTATACAGGCTCAGTCTGCCCTTCGTAATGTTATTGAAACTTATAGTAATAATACTCGTTTTATTCTTACTTGTAACTATATTAATAAACTTATTTCTCCTATTCAGTCTAGATTTCATTCTTTCAAAGTTGCACCTCCTTCCAAAAAAGAAGTAGCACTTCATTTACTTAATATTCTTAATAAAGAGAATGTTTCATATGAGAAATCAGATATAGCGGCAATTGTAAATCAACATTATCCTGATTTTAGAAAAATTATCAATACTATTCAGGGTAATATTATTGATAATAAATTAGTAGTTTCTTCTAATATTACTGGTATAAATGAAACACTACTATCTCAAATTAAAGATGAATTCAAATCAAGAAATAACTTTTATACCAAATATGAAAATTTGAGAAAATTACTTAATTCATTTTCTGAACGAGAATACGAATTTATTTTTAGATATTTTTTTGAAAATGTAAATATTTTATTTACTCAAACTAATATACCCCTTGCTATTATTTTGCTTTCGAAATATCAATATGAATATAATTTTGTAATTGATAAAGAAATTAATATAATGGCTCTATTAATTGAACTTTTAAAACTTGAAAATAATGAATAAACAACCACAACAACAATTCAATATTGATATCAATAATACTACTGAATTTACTTGTCCAGAATGTGGACATGGTATTTTTAGAGAAAATTATATGATTCGTAAATTGTCTGCTCTACTTAGCCCAACAGGAACTGAATCTTTTATTCCTATCAATGTATTAGCTTGTGCTAAATGCGGAGAAGTTCCAGAACAATTTATGCCTAAAATGCAATGACTTTATTTGATCATATAAATAATCTTATTTACAAAAATAAGAAATGGGAAGATTTTACAGAAGAAGAATGTAAGTCTTTTAATGTGTATATGATTAATAAATTTATTTCAATGAAACCAGAATATACTGATGTAGTAAACCAAATTCAGCATTATACTGGAGATTTATCTGCTCAAACTATTTTTAATTTTTATTATAACCTTTTACCTAAAAAAAAGACATATTTTAAATATATTAAAGGTAATAAAGTAGAAATAGATCAAAATATTGTTGATATATTGTGTTTACATTTTGAATGTGGAGAAAAGCATATTTTAGAATACATGAATTTATTGTCTTCTGAACAAATTAAAGAAATTTTAAATAAATATGGATTTGATAATCCTACAATAAAGAAGAAAAATGTCAAGAAATCAAAAAAATGAATTACCAGATTATATTAGAGGTTTTTCTTCAGTTGAAGTAGAACCAGCAGATTATGTTAATCATAAGACTGTATCCTATACTCAATTTTCAATGTATAGTGAGTGTCCTTATCAGTGGTATTTAACTTATGTTAAGAAAGTAGCTCCTCCTTCAATTTCTATACATTTTACTTTTGGAACATCTATTCATGAAACTCTTCAAGAATATTTAAAAATAATGTTTGATAAGAGTGGAGCAGAAGCAGATAGATGGGATGCTGATGCTTTTTTTCAAGAAAGATTTGTTCAACTTTATCAAGAAGATTATGGAAAAACCAATGAGCATTTTTCTACCCCATCTGAAATGAAAGAATTTTTAGAAGATGGTTTAGCAATTATAGATTATTTTAAAAAGAATAGAAATTCTTATTTTACACGAAATAGCCAATTATTACTAGGAATTGAAACTCCGGTAAATATTGTCCCTACTGTTAATCCTGAAGTTTATTTTTATGGAAAATTAGATTTAGTAATATATGATACTTTCCATAATAGAGTAAAAATTATAGATATAAAGACATCTACAGCAGGATGGAATAAATACCAAAAAACAGACAAAATAAAACTTCGTCAATTACCATTATATAAGAAATTTTTTAGTGAACAATACAATATTCCTATTGACGAAATTGAAACTGAATATTTTATAGTAAAACGTAAAATAAGTGAAAATGCTGATTATCCTAATATGCAACGAAGGATACAAGTATTTAGTCCGCCTAGTGGAAAAACAACCATAAATCAAGTAACATCAGAATTAAATAATTTTATTAGTACTTGTTTTAATAAAGGAGAATATAATACTAATATAGAATATTTTAAAAATACCAATAGTTGTAGATTCTGTCCTTTTAACAATAATACAGAATTATGTGATAAATCATAAAATATTTTGTATCTTCCCTCTTTAGACAATATGTATTTATGTATATAACAACCATTAACATAAAAATATATGTCAAAAAACAATTTAAAATTAACATCAGTAAAAATAGATGATGAATTGTTTGAAGAATTTAAAATTAATGCTATTAAACATAAAACATCGCTACAAAAAGTAGTTAATCGTACTTTAGATTTATATAACAGAGATGAAAAATTCAGAGAAATAATTCACAATCATAATGAACTAAAAGATAAAGGAAATTTATGAAAGAAGGGTATTTACCCCCTTTTGAACGAAAAACAATATTACTATTATCAGACGATTGCAGAATGTTTAGCGGTATCGCGACAATGTCTCGCGAACTTATATTAAATACTTGTCATAGATATAATTGGATTCAATTGGGGGCAGCAATTAAACATCCGGATCAAGGAAAGATGTTTGATTTAGGTGAAAGTGCAAAAACAGAAACAGGAGTACCTGATCCACAAATCAAAGTTATTCCTTGGGATGGATATGGAGATCCTACAATTTTAAGACAATTGTTATCTCAATTTAAACCTGATGCTCTGATGCATTTTACTGATCCGAGATATTGGGTTTGGTTATATCAAATGGAACATGAGATAAGAAAAAAAATACCTATTTTTTATTATAATATTTGGGATGATATTCCTTATCCATTTTGGAATCGCGATTACTATAAGAGTTGTGATATGCTTTTAAACATTTCAAAACAAACAAACAATATTGTTAAAAATGTTTTAAGAGGAGAAAATTATAAAGATTGGCAAATTCAATATGTTCCTCATGGAATTGATTCTAAAAAATATTTTCCTATTTTAAAAAAAGACAAAAAATACGAAAAATTTAGAGAAGAATTTTTAGAAGGAAAAGAATATGATTTTATAGCATTCTATAATGCTAGAAATATCAGACGAAAAAATGTATCTGATATTATATTAAGTTGGAGAACATTTACAGATCAATTATCACCAGAAAAAGCAAGAAGATGCTTATTAGTTTTACATACTTCTCCAGCTGATGAAAATGGTACTGATTTAAACGCAGTTATTGAAACTTTCTGTAATCAAGATACTGCTCAAGTTAAATTTACATTAAAACCACATCAAACAAGTAATGAAGAACTTAATTATTATTACAATATGTCTGATGTTCATATTTTTATGAGCAGTAATGAAGGATGGGGATTAGGATTGACTGAATCATTAATGTCTGGAACTATGATTATTGCTCCTGTAACTGGAGGTATGCAAGACCAAATGAGGTTTGAAGATGAAAATGGAAATTGGATTGAATTTAGCGAAGAATTTGGTTCAAACCATAATGGTCAATATAAAAAATGTGGTAGATGGGCTATTCCAATGTTTCCTGGATCACGTAGTATAAAAGGTAGTATTCCTACTCCATATATTTCTGATGATACTTGTGATTTTGAAAATGGTGCTCTTGCTCTTTTAGAAACATATAATCTTGGAAAAGAAGAAAGAATCAAACGAGGATTAGAAGGAAGAGAATGGGTTCTTTCAGATGAAGCAATGATGAGTGCTGAAAATATGGGCAAAAATTTAATTAAAAATGTTGATATTTTATTTGAAAATTGGAAACCTCGTGAAAGATTTAGTATAGAAAATATTACTAAGATACCAAATAATTATCAAAATTATCCAATGCCTTTTACCCCCGAATTTAAAAATAAACTTAAAGAATTAATATAAATGAAAAAACTGTGTATTGTATCATGTCCAATAGATACACTTTCAGGATACGGAAGTCGTAGTAGAGATTTGGTACGTTCTTTAATAAAACTTAAAGATGACAAATGGGATATTAAAATTTTAGCTCAACGTTGGGGTAATACTCCTTGGGGAGTTTTAGATCCAGAAAAAGATATAGATCTTATTTCTCGTCTTGTTCCTAATATTCACCGCAAACCAGATGTATGGATTCAGATTACTGTTCCTAATGAATTTCAACCAGTAGGAAACATAAATATAGGTGTTACAGCAGGAATAGAAACAACTATATGTCCTCCTCAATGGATAGAGGGATGTAATAGAATGAATCTAGTATTAACTTCTAGTAATCATAGTAAAAAAGTATTTGAATCTGTTCAATTTAAAGTAGCAAATGAGCAAGGTCAACCTACTGGACAAGAAATAAAATTAACAACTCCTGTTGAAGTATTATTTGAAGGATTTGATACTGATATTTACAAACATATTGAATCTTCTAATATTCTGCCTTCTGTAAATGATTTAATGAGTTCTGTAAAAGAAAATTTTGCTTTTCTTTTAGTAGGACATTGGTTACCTGGTAATTTAGGAGAAGATAGAAAAAATATAGGATTGACTATTAAAACATTTTTAGAAGCATTTAAAACAACAAATAATCCTCCTGCTCTTGTTATTAAAACTAGTTTAGGAACTAATAGTATAATGGATCAATCTGAAGTTAAAAAACGTATTTTTGATATTAAAAAACTAGTTCTTAAAAATTCTGAAAAATCACCTAATATTTACTTAATACATGGAGAATTAAGTGATGAAGAAATGAATCATTTATATAATCATCCAAAAATTAAAGCACATATTAATTTAACTAAAGGTGAAGGATTTGGTCGTCCATTATTAGAAGCATCTCTATCTAAAAAACCTATAATAGCAAGTAATTGGAGTGGACATTTAGATTTTTTAAATTCTAATCATACATTTTTAGTTAAAGGAAACTTAGCACAGGTACATGAATCTGCTGTTAGGGAACAAGGAGTGATGAAAGAAGCACAATGGTTTAGTTTTAATATATCTGAAGCAAAAGATATAATGAAAGAAATTTTTAAAAATTATATAAAATATAAAGAAAAATCAATAAGACAATATGTGCATGTTTCGAATTTTACATGGGATAAAATGACAGAATTATTAGAAACATATTTAGAAAAATATGTTAAATTACCTGAACTTGTACAACTTAAATTACCACAACTTAAAAAGATTGAGCTTCCTAAAATTTCTAAATTAACTAAAAATGATTAATACTAATATAATTTCTTGTCCTTGTTGCAACGATGGAGCGTGTATTGAAACCAAAACAGAGTATATAACTTTATGGTCTTGTCAAACATGTGGTTATCAAACCAACTCCAGAATGACAGATGGAGCCGAACATGTATTAAAATATCATTCTACTTTACCTAATTTAATGCAAGATTTAAAAAAAGAAATAAATGAATTAGTATGGTATCCTAGTGTGGTTAATCTTGAAAAAAAAGGAATGGTTTTTCCAGATGGAAAAAGCATTGATGATTGGAAATGGACAGCTATTTTAGCTGTAGAAGTACCAGAAGAAGAAAGAAATCAATTTAAAGGAGCTACTCATAAAATGGATATGACTACTTCTCAACAATTTGAAAGAATGGAGTTTATGGAAGCTCTTGATTATATTGGATTTTATAAACCTTAATTATTAAAAAAATGAAAAAATCTTTATTAACATTAGTTACATTATTTGTTGTATCCCAAACAACATTTGCACAACTCCGAGATTCGGTATTGGTTGAAAAACCTATATTTAGAATCATGTATTCTGAAACCAAAGAACAACCACTTTGGGTAGAATATACGGTTAGAAAAATTACAAAGGGAGCAGATAGAAAGGGAATGGATTTCTTTGAAGAAAGTGATTACCATACTTCAAATAATTACGATTATGTAAGTAATGAATGGGATAAAGGACATATGGCTCCCGCTGCTCATTTTGCTGATACAAAACAAAATTTAGCACAAACATTTACATATCTAAATTCAGCACTTCAACATCAAAAATTGAATAGAGTTCAGTGGAGATTGTTAGAAGAAAAAGAAAGAGAATGGGCTGAAGTATTTGGTGAGTTGGATGTAAGAGTGGATGTTATTTTTGATGACGTACCACAGGTGTTACCAACAGGAGCAGAAATTCCTGATGCATTCTACAAAAGAATTTATTTTCGTAGTACCCAAAAGTGGCAATGTTATTATTTCTTGAATGAACCACCTACCAAACCTTGGAATGAATACGAAGTAGAATGTAAATGATTACTATAAGTTATGCTATTACTGTAAAAGATGAATTAAAAGAAATTCAACAACTAGTTCCTTTTCTTTTAAAGAATAAAAGACCCAAGGATGAAATAGTTATTCTTTATGATCAAAGAAATGGTGATGAAAGAGTAGTAGATTATTTACTTGAGTATAATAAACTTCCTAATGTTCAAACATGGAGAGGTTTTTTTGATAATCATTTTGCAGAATGGAAAAATAAACTTACAGAATATTGTAAAAATGATTATATATTCCAGATAGATGCAGACGAAATACCTCATATATCTTTATTACAAAATCTTCCAATAATACTAGAAGACAATAACATAGATTTGATATTAGTTCCTAGAGTAAATACTGTAGAAGGAATCACACAAGAACATATTAATAAATGGGGTTGGAGAATAAATGAAAATAATTGGATTAATTATCCGGATTATCAATTTCGTGTTTATAAAAACATTTCAACAATTAAATGGGTAAATAAAGTGCATGAAAGACTTGAGGGATATGAAAATATTTCGTATCTTCCTGCTGAAGAAGAATGGAGTTTATATCATCCCAAAACAATAGAACGCCAAGAAAAACAAAATAATTATTATAATACCTTATGAGAAAATATTTACCTACATTAAGTGAACTAATAGATAGATTAAGCATTGTACAACTAAAAGAAGTTTTTATAGTTGAACATAAAAATGAATATGCTCAAGAAATAAAAGATATTATCCATGATATCAATGAAATTATTTCAGAATCTAAAGATTTAACTATTGACGGAGATTTTATAAGGGCAATTATTGTTTTATCACAGATGAATTTACATATATGGCATAATGAATCTAATTATAGAAAAGGTATAAGAGATGGTAATAATTTAGAATTAACCCATGGATTAAATGGAATTAGAAATACTGCTAAAAATAAAATTCAAGAAAAAGTCGGTGGTAGAAAAGATTATAAAATAGATTGTTTAGCAGCTGAATTCAAAGATTGGGAAATAAGTTGGAAGGATAATTTAAATAATGATAATAGGTAATGGTAGTATAGCTAGTGTTCTTCCAAATAGAGAAGACCTAGTATTTTTTGCATCTGGAGTAAGTAATAGTTCATGTATTGATGAAAAAGAATATGAACGTGAGTTTAATCTATTAAAAACAGTTCCTATCGATCAACATATAGTATATTTTTCTAATTTAGGAATATATTATAAAAAAGATAGATATACTCAGCATAAAATAGATATTGAAGAATATATTAGAACTAATTATTATAGTTATACTATTGTTAGAATAGAAGTTTGTGAATGGGTAAAAACTCCTAATACTATTTTAAATTTTTTTAAAAGACAATTAAATGAAGGTATAGAACCCATTATTCAAGATACAACCAGATATGTTTTAAGTTTAAATGAATTTTTATATTGGATAAATATGATAAAAGCAGGAGTAAAAAATGAAATGAATATATTGGGTAGGAAAATGACTATATCTCAAATAGTTGAAGATATAAAACAAGGAAAATTATGACCAAAATTAAATTATATTATTTAATAATGCCTTGGCAGATAGATTATGCCTTATTATCATTTAGTCAATTTAAAAGATCAAAATATCACTTACCAGAAGACATAGAAATAACAATAGATACTCATTTAAATTTATCTAATTACATAGTTGATTGGGATAATAGCCAATTATCTAAAGAGTTTTTTATTAAAAAATATAATGATTTAGCAATTCTATTAAAAGACTATAAACATAATAATATCATATATGAAGGAGATGATAATTATGGGTTATTAGATATGCAAAAGCAAGCCTATGGTAAAGAATTTGATTATTATATTTCTACTTGCCCCGATATCTATTTTAGTGAATATTTATTATTCTATCTTATAGAATCAGCTAAATTAGTAAAAAATAAATATTTTGTTATTACTCCAGAAATTCATAAAATGTGGGATTGGACATGGGATGAAATAACTAATGATCTTTATAAAGATATTCCTTATGATAAATGGAATTCTCCAGATATATTTGATATTGAATATAATTTGAAAAATAATAACAAAGATAGAACCTTAGAACCAACTGAAAAAAGTAAATGGGCAATATGGTTTGATATTTGTAATAAGGCTTTTTACGAAGATTTATGTCCTCTTCATGATGATTGGATTGGTTATGGTCCTTGGGATTGGTATTCAATGATGCTATCAGAATATGCAAAAAATAAAGGCGTTGACTTTCAACAGTATGTTTTACGAGGTGAAACTATCTTTGAGTATTCTACTGGTCCTTTAAAAGATAGAAATTTTACTAGTTCTTATAAAGATTTTTTAAAAATTAAAGTAGGAGCAAATGAACAAAGAAAAAAATTTGAAGCTCGAATGGAAGAATATCTTCAAAAAGGTATCCAAATGATTAAAGATAAAAATATAATATGATTACAGAAAGCTATTTAGGAGAAACTATTGATAAATTAATCTCCTTTTTCAAATTAAATATTAAAGGAGTTTTACATGTTGGTGCTCATCAATGTGAAGAACAAAATGTGTATTTAAAGCATATTTTTAAAGAAAATATATATTGGATAGAAGCTATAGATAGTTTAGTTGAAAAAAATCTTCAAGAAAATCCAGAATTAAATATAATAAATGAATGTATAGGAGAAGAGGATGGTAAAAATGTTATATTTAATATATCTAATAATACTTTAAGTTCATCTATTTTAAAATTAGGTGAGCATAAAAATATTCATCCTAATGTAAAAATTGTTGATTTTTTAAATAAAAAAACTAAAACTCTTAAAACAATCATAATAGAAAATAATTTAAAAGATAGATTTAATTTATTAGTATTAGATTTACAAGGAGCAGAATTAATGGCATTAAAAGGTTTAGGAAATATGTTAGAAGATTTTGATTTTATTTTTACAGAAGTAAACGAAAAAGAAATTTATATAAATTGTGCATTATTAGAAGATTTAGACGATTATTTAAAAGGTTTTAATTTTAATAGAAAATATTTAAACACACTTAACAATTATGGAAATGCATTATACATCAAAAAACATTGAAGAATTAAATACTAAAGGACTTACTCATATAGATAATGTTTTACCTTTAGATTTAGCTAATCAGATATATGAACTTTATGAAAAAGAAACCGAATGGTCTCTCATAGACCAGGTTAGGCCACATCATTATAATCATGTTTTTAAATCACCTAATCCTTATCTACCTCATGAAGATGAAGCATACTCTGCTAGATTTAGTAGATCAAATATTTTGGAGAACAACGAAATTATTAAAGATATTTTTAATAAACATTTATTTCCTTTTGCTAAAACACTTTCTCCTTTTGAAATTAATGAATATGATATAAGATGTTATAAATTAGATTCTGGAGATCATTATCGAACTCATATTGACGATTATGCTGGTTCTATTAATATGATATATTATGTTAACAAAAATTGGAGATGGGATTGGGGTGGTATTTTAAATGTTTTATCTCATGATGATTTAGATTTTTGTGAATCTATATTTCCTCGATTTAATAGAATTACTTTATTAAATAATAAAATATTTAGAGCCCCCCATTTTGTTAGTACTATTGAACAATATGCTCAGAATCCTCGATATACTATTGTATCTTTTAATAAATAATATATGATTGTGTTTTCTAATTTTAGAGATTCTAAAACAGATCCATATATGGTTTTTATACAAGAACAGTATAAAGATAAGCCATTTACTTTTTGGTATGATAAATTTCCAGAAAATTTAGATCAATTAAAATATAACCCATATAATTTTTTATTTTTACATGAACCCGATGAATTTTTTGGTTTTCATAAATATGCTTTAAACCATCATTCTTACTTTTCAGCAATACTAACATGGAATAATCTATTGTTACATAATTTAAATAATGCAATTAATTTTACTTATAATGGGCAAACATTAGATAATGAATATATTACACAGAATCATGATTTGAAAGAATTTAATGTATCTTTTTTATGTGGAACTAAAAATTTAGTTGAAGGACATCATTTAAGACAAAAAATATATAAATTAGAAGATTTAGTAAAAATACCTAAAAAATGGTATTATGTGTTAGAAGATTATGATTTTGAAAATAATGCTCGTCCAGGATATTCTGATTATTCTAAAGATTTATCTCATATTCCAAATGGAATAGATCCTATTGGGTATGGTAGAAGAGTTTTATTTAATAATTCTATGTTTAATATCGTTGTTGAAAATGTAAAATATAATAATTGGTATAATAAAATAGGAGATAATTTTGTTTCTAAAACTATCCCCATTTACTGGGGATGCCCTAATATAAAAGAATTTGGTTATGATGAAAGAGGAATTATTAGATTTGAAAATGAAAAAGAATTATTAGATATTATAAATAATTTGACTTCTCAAGATTATTTTAATAAATTAGAATATATTGAACATAATTACAATGTTGCAGTAGTTGATACTTTTGAAAATAATATTACTCAATTTTTTGATCAATTTTGTATTTTAAATAATTTATGATATTTCCTGAAGTAAAAATATTTCAACCAGATGTTTTCGAAGATTTTAGAGGAGAATTATTCACTCTATTTAAACAAGAAGACCATGATTTAGTTTTTAATCATGATAAAGTATCTATTTCAAAACAATATGTTTTACGAGGATTACATGGTGATCACAAATCATGGAAACTAGTTACATGTTTAGCAGGTGAAATATATTTTGTAATAGTAGATAATAGATCCGATTCTCCTAATTATTTAAAATGGGATTGGACGATACTTACAGCAAAAAATAGACGTTCAGTATTAATTCCCCCTATGTTTGCTAATGGACATTACATTATTAGTAAAGAAGCTACATTTTTTTATAAATGGTCATATAAAGGTGATTATCCAGATGTAAAAGATCAATTTACTTTAAAATGGGATGATCCCAATATAGGAATTCATTGGCCTATTTCTGATCCAATATTATCTAAAAGGGATAAATAATATTTGGAAATTAACTTAAAATTTATTATATTTAATTAAATATGAATATTCCAAAACACTATACTAAAGTTAGAGATATAGATCTTACACCAAATGATCTTATTTCTTTTGAAGATAAAGTAAAAAATGCTTATGAGACTGCTCAAGTGAGAGGTCCTGTACACTTATCAAAAAATAATGAAGAACAATTAATAGAGTTATTTCAATATATTCATCCTAAAGATTGGGTGTTATCAGCATGGAGAAATCATTATCATGCTTTGCTTCATGGAATAGATCCTGATAAATTGTTTGAATGGATTAGTGAAGGTAGAAGTATGGGTATAAATAATGTTAATCCTAATTTTTATGCTTCATCTATTGTTGGAGGTATTATTCCCATATCTTTAGGAATAGCCGCAGGATTAAAAAGATCAAATTCTTCACAAAGAGTATGGTGTTTTATAGGTGATATGACTATGGAAACAGGAGTATTTTGGGAAGCATATAAATATTCTCAAAATATGAATTTACCTCTTCAGTTTGTAGTAGAAGACAATAATTTAAGTGTTCATACTCCAACAGATATAGCTTGGGGTAAAAGAATGGATGTTCCTCCAAATGTAATTTATTATCAATATAAAATGTCCTATCCCCATCATGGAACAGGTAAATGGGTAAACTTTTAAAAATATGAAATACAGAGAAGAATTAATAAGATCAATGGAATGGTTAGCCACTAAACCAGATATTGTATTTACAGGTCAAGCTATAGGAATGTCAGGTCATGCTATTTCTGGTACTGTATCTACTGTTCCTCAAGATAAAAGAATAGAATTACCAGTATTTGAAGAAACCCAATTAGGAATGGCTACAGGAATGGCTTTAACAGGATGGGTTCCTGTTACTGCTTATCCTCGTTTTGATTTTTTTATTTTATCTTTAAATCAATTAGTTAACCATTTAGATAAAATACAAGACATGTCTAAAGGAGACATGAAACCCAAAGTGATTATTCGAGTAGCTATAGGTTCTAAAATTCCATTCAGTGCAGGTCCTCAACATACTCAAGATCATACTGAAGCAATACGTAAAATGCTTACTGAAGTAGAAGTAGTAGAATTAATAGAACCTGAAGATATTTTTCCTGCTTTTGAAAAAGCTTATAATAGCGATAAATCAACTTTAATTATTGAACATAGTGAATATTATGGAAGTAAATAAATATATTTCAATTTTAATTAGTTCTAGAGAACATGATAGAAAAAATTCAGGAAATTTAATAAATTTTTTAACTTCTTTAAGAAATTCTATTTCAAATCCAAATAATATTGAAGTTATTTTTAAATTTGATAAAGATGATGATATTATAGAAGGAAAACTGAATGAAGCTAAAGAAAAATGTCCTGATTTAAATGTTAAATATGTCATATCAGATAGATATGGTTATTTAGGTTTACATAAAGCGTATTATGATTGTTTGAAGGAAGTAGATTCTAATTCTAAAGTAATAGTAATATTAGCAGATGATTTTGATTTTCATAGAGAAAGAAACTGGGATTTAGATATTATTAAAAATTCATTTCATATTCAAGATGAACCTTTTATAGTACAAGATAGTAGAAAAATAGGAAAGATGCATGATATTCCTACATTTAGTAAAAAAATTATAGATTTAGTAACTTTAGGTAATTCTTTAAGTGTAGATGGTTTTTTAATAGATTTATGTGAAATATATTTAAGAAATAATTTAAATAATTACATTGTATTTGTACCTGAATTTACTTCTAGAAAACATTGTAATTACGATGTAGGAATAGAAAGAAAAATAGAAAGTAATAAACTAGGAACATATTTAGCTTCTCAAGAATATAAAGAATTTTTAAAAAATTGTGAAAATAAAATAAAAAATTATTTTAATATCTAATATGAAATATACTTGGCCTTTAATTAATGATAACATCACTCAAGGTGATAGAAAAATTTTAGCTGATTTTTGTCTAAATGGTGAGCGTTTTACGAATGGACCTAAAGTAAAAGAATTTGAAGAAATTTGGTCTAAATGGTTGGGTGTTAAATATTCCGTAATGGTAAATTCAGGTGCTTCAGCCAATTATATTTCTATTGCTATGGTAAAAGAATTAGTAGGTGAAGGAGAAGTAATTGTTCCTCCTATTGGTTGGGTTTCAGATATATCTTCAGTTGCTCAATTAGGTATGACACCTGTATTTGTGGATGTTTCACTTGATGATTTTAATATTACATCTGAAAATATTAGAAATGCTATTACACCAAAAACTAAAGCAATTGTATTAGTTCATACATTAGGATTTCCAGCAATTAATGATGAAATTATTCAAATCGCTAAAGATAATAATTTAATTTTAATTGAAGATTGTTGTGAAGCACATGGTGCTGTTTATAATAATCAACGTGTAGGTTCATTTGGGGATATTTCATTATTTTCATTTTATTTTGGTCATCATATTACTACTATTGAAGGTGGCACTATTTGTGTAAATGATGATAAATTATATGACCTAGCTAAATTATTTCGTTCACATGGAATGACTCGTGAAGCATCTCAAGAATTACAACGTGATTACCAGTTGATGTATCCTAATTTAAATCCATTATTTACATTTGCTGTAGCTGGGTTTAATATGCGTCCAACTGAACTAAACGCAGTGTTAGGTATTGAGCAAATGAAACGTTTAGATTCTAATATAGAACGTAGAAGAGAAAATCTTGATATTTGGTTAGACAACCTTGATAATTCAAAATTTATGACTTTTTTTAAAAGACAAGGAAATAGTAATTTTGCTTTACCTCTTATGATGCAAGAAATTACTCGAAATAAATTAAAAAATATTTGTAATATTTTAGATAAAGAAAAGGTAGAATATCGTTTAGGAACAGCTGGAGGAGGAAATCAGGCACGTCAGCCATATTTGAAAAAATTTCCTCACAGAATAGAAGGAACATTATCTAAAGCAAATTATGTTCACAATAATGCTTTATATATAGGAAATCACACAGATTTAACTAAAGAACAAATTATTAACTTATGTAACAAATTAAACAATGTTTAAAAATCAAAAAATATTAATAACAGGTGGAGGAGGAATGATTGGTAGATCATTGGTAAAATTCTTTCTTGAAAAAGAAGCTAAAGTAACTATTGCTGATCTTACTGTACCATCTGATTTACCTCATGAAGTAGAATTTATAAAAGTTGATCTTCGTTATTTTGATCAATGTGAAATTATTTGTAAAGGAATGGATTATGTTTTTAATTTAGTAGGAATTAAAGGTTCTCCTAAAATGTGTGCTGAACAACCGGCTGATTTTATGGTTCCTATGCTCCAATTTAATACAAATATGATGGAAGCAGCCCGAAGAGCCAATGTTAAATGGTATCTATATACGAGTTCTGTTGGAGTATATGCTCCAGCTGAAGTATTTGTTGAAGATAGTGTGTGGTCAACTGTTCCATCACCTAATGATCGTTTTGCTGGTTGGGCTAAACGTATGGGAGAACTTCAAGCTGAAGCATATTCTATTCAATATGGTTGGAATAAGGTATCAATAGTAAGACCAGCAAATGTGTATGGTAATTATGATAATTTTAATCCAGCAAATGCTATGGTTATTCCTTCTCTTATAAGAAAAGCCCAAGAAAACGATATACTTGAAGTTTGGGGAGATGGCACTACTATTAGAGATTTTATTCATGCTGATGATGTTGCTTTAGGAATGATATTTGTTGTTGAAAATCAAATTACTAAACCTATGAATTTAGGATCAGGTAGAGGATATTCAATTAAAGAAATAGTAGACATGGTTGTAAAACATTCTCAAAAAGAACTTAAAATAAAATGGTTAACAGATAAACCATCAGGAGATAAAATTCGTTTGTTTGATATGAATAGAGCTAAATCTTATGGATTTGATATTTCAGTATCTTTAGATGAAGGTATCCGTAGAACAACTGAATGGTTTTTAGATAATAGAGATATTTTAGATAAACGATATAACGCTTTTGTGGATCATTAATGGCTAGATTTCTTGTAACCGGAATTAATAGTGGATTAGGAAAACATTTATTTGAAACATTGCCTGATTCATTAGGATTAGATAGAAATAATTTTAATCTTATTAAACATGAAAATTTTGATACTATAATTCATTGTGCTTTTAATAAAGAAACAAACATAATAGATTACAAAAAATATATAGACGATAATATATTTTTAACTCAGCGTCTTAAAAAATTAAACTATTCTAAATTTGTTTATATATCTACAGTAGATGTATATCAAGAAAATCATAATATGTATTCTCATTTTAAAAAATTTGCTGAAACACTATTGGATGATGATGACTTAATATTAAGATGCCCAATGTTATTAGGATATACAATGAAACCTAACCATTCTGAAAGATTAAAAAACAATGAAGAAAAAATAGGATTATCTGGAGAATCTTTATTTAACTATATTTTAATGGATGATTTAGCAGAATTTTTTAATAGTAACGACTATACAAAATATACAGGAGTACTTGATTTTGTATCTAATGATGTAGTTAAACTTCAAGAAGTTAAAGATTATTTTGGATCAACAACAAAATTAGGAGAATATGTTTATAAAAATAGTTTGGATTTTGTAAATCCTATATTTAAATTAGACAAAAAATATAATAAATCATCTTTTGATAGAATAAAACAATATTATGGAAAATAATTTTTTTAAAAATAAAAAAGTAGTAGTTACTGGAGGATCAGGTTTTATAGGAACACATTATCTTCTTGAATTATTAGATCAAGGAGCCATCGTTAAGACTCATACTCATAATAAACCCCTTCAAATTCAAGACAATAGACTTGATGTAGTGGAGAATATAGATTTAACCAATCTTAATGATTGCATTAGATTAATTGAAGGAGCAGATTATGTAATTCATTCGGGTGGTCAAATAGCCCACCCTTCTACTGTACCTACTGATATTCAAATATCAATGCAGAATATTCTAGTATTAGGAAATACACTTGAAGCATCATATAAATTAGGAGTGAAACGATTTTTAGATCTAAATAGCTCAACAGGTTATCCTGATGTTCGTAAACCATTAACAGAAGACGAATTTTGGAATGATGAACCATATAAATCTTATTATGGATACGGATGGATGCGTCGTTACAGAGAAAAATTAATGGAACACGTATCTAAATTTTCAGGAATGGAAATAGCTTTAACACGTGGAACTGCTATTTATGGACCATATGATAATTTTGATCCTAAAACATGTCACGTGGTTCCTGCTTTAATTAAAAGAATATTAGATGGTGAAGATCCTTTTATTGTTTGGGGTACTCCAGATGTAGTTAGAGATTTTCTTTATGTAAAAGATGTTGTTAAAGCTGCTTTATTGGTGCTTGAAAAGGGAGAATCTATGAGACCCTATAACATAGGATCAGGTATAGCAATAACAGTAGGAGATATAGTTAATGCTATTTTAAAAGCAACAAATAAGAATCCAGAAGTTATTTATGATGAAACTAAACCTACTACAATTCCCTTTAGAATGGTTAGTACAGAAAGATTAACAAATGAACTGGGTTTTGTTCCTTCCTATACTTTTGAAAAAGGGATCCAAGAAACAGTTAACTGGTATATAGAAAATTATGAGTAATGCCTTAATAACGGGTATAACGGGAATGGTAGGTTCCCATCTATTAGATTTTCTTATAAAGAATACTGATTGGGAAATTTATGGATTTCTCCGTTGGTATGATAGATTAGATAATATTGAACATCATTTTCAGAGTATTAATAATAAAGATCGAATTCATTTAATTTACGGTGATTTAAATGATTATTCTTCTTTACAAAATGCAATAGAAATATCTAAACCTAATTATGTTTTTCATTTAGCTGCTCAATCTTATCCTCAAACTAGTTTTGATGCTCCTTTAGAAACATTGCAAACCAATATAATTGGAACAACTAATTTACTTGAGGTATTAAAAAAATCAAAATACAAAAATTCTATCATTCATGTATGTGCAAGTAGTGAAGTATTCGGAAGAGTAAGTAAAGAAGAATTACCTATTAATGAAAATTGTAGATTTCATCCTGCTTCTCCTTATGCTATATCAAAAGTAGGAACAGATTTAATAGGAAGATATTATGCTGAAGCATATGGTATGACTATCATGACTACAAGAATGTTTACCCATACTGGTCCAAGAAGAGGAGATGTATTTTCAGAATCAACTTTTGCTAAACAAATAGCAATGATAGAAGCAGGACAACAAGAACCAAAAATATATGTTGGTAATTTAGAATCACTTCGTACATATGCTGATGTAAGAGATGCAGTTAAAGCTTATTATATGTTGGTAACTATTAATCCTAAACCAGGTGAATATTATAATATAGGAGGAACATATACTTGTAAAATAGGCGATATGTTAAGTTATTTAATCAATCAATCATCAGTTAATAATATTGAAATTGTAATTGATCCTGAACGTCTAAGACCAATTGATGCTGATTTACAAATACCTGATACTACAAAATTTCAAAATCATACAGGTTGGAAACCAGAATATACTTTTGAACAGACAATGAATGATCTTTTAGAATATTGGAGAGATAAAATAAAATCAGGAAGGAAATTTTTAAGGAGATGAAAATATTAGTAATAGGAGATAGTTGCTTAGATATTTTTAGATATGGAAAAGTAAATAGATTAGCACCGGAAGCTCCAATTCCTATTATTATTCCTGAAAAAGAAACATCAAATCCAGGAATGGCTGGAAATGTAGTAGCTAATTTAAAGGCACTTGGTGTTGATGTAGATTTTATAACTAATAAAAATGAAATCAAAAAAATTAGATATGTTTGTTCCAAATATAACCATTTACTTTTAAGAGTAGATGAAAATGATAAATGTGAACGAATTGACATTTCTGTTATATCTTTTGATATATTTGAAAATTACAATGCTATAATTATTTCTGATTATTGTAAAGGATTTTTAACCGAAGAAGATATCCAATATATTTCTCAGAAATCAAAAATACCTGTATTTTTAGATACAAAAAAGTTATTAGGTAATTGGGCTCATGATGTTGATTTTATAAAAATTAATTATAATGAATATGAAAATAATATTAATATCTTAGAAACAGATAACATCTTTAAGAATAAAACAATAATTACTAGAGGAAAATATGGGTGTAATTATAAAGGAAAAAATTATCCTACTATAGATGTACCAGTAAAAGACGTTTCAGGAGCAGGTGATACTTTTATAGCGGGATTAGCAACCGAATATATTCGTTCTAAAGATATAGAAAAAGCTATTGATTTTGCTCAAAAATGCACAACAATAGTAATCCAAAAATCTGGAGTATCTACAATATGAAAACAGCCGCTTTAATTTATGGAAGAAATGATGGATATAAAGAAGATAATAGATTAATAGTTCATATAAATTCTCTATTAGAAACATTTGATGAAGTATTGTATCTTGATTGGAATTCAGATGATGAAAAAGGATCTGTATTAAATAATATAAAACATAAACTTCCCCAGATAGGTAAAATAAAACATTTTGTTATTCCTGCTAGTATAGTTTCAGAAATATATAATGGAATAGAAGGAATAGGAGCATGTATTTCTCCTATTATATATAATATTTTGATAAGAAGATGTGATGCAGAGTGGATGGTAGCTACAACAAATGATATTATAGCACCTAATAAAGATTTATTTGTTGAATTTATGAGTAAAGTAAATAAAAATACTTTTTATACTTTTTCTAGAAGAGACATTGAAATTAAAGAACTAGAACAGTTTGGATTTGAAAAATGGAGAGAATATAGAGAAATACTAAACAAAACAACAGAAGAGAGAAGAGTATATGCAAAAGTAACCCCAAATGATAATTATAGTATTATAAATTGTTGTGGAGATTTTCAATTAGCCCATAGAGATCTATTATATAGTATTAAAGGATTTGAAGAAAATATGTTTTTTGCATGTTATGCTGATACCAATATTCAGAAAAAAGCTGTAATGAATGGTTATAATTTGGAAGCAATATATAATATTCCTTTATATCACATGTCTCATATAGGAATGGGAAATGATGGATCATCGCCATCCAAACAAAAATATAACGATCCTTATTACTGGGTAGAATATTTTAAAAAAAGTGAAAATGATGAAAACTGGGGATTAAATAATATAGAAATAGAATATGAAATAATATAATGAAAAAAACATTTGATTTTTTAGAACCAAGTAAGATAGTTCCAAAAGGATGGGGACATGAACATCATATAGTAAATAATTATGATTATTGTTTAAAACTTTTGATATTTGAAAAAGGAAAAAAGTTTTCTATGCATTATCATATCAACAAGACAGAAACATGGTATGTTAATAAAGGACATTTTAATTTATATCTAATTGATACTAATACTTCTCAAATTCAAAAATATGATTTTAAAAAAGGAGATATTTTAACCTTATATCCTGGACAACCACATCAATTAGAAGCCTTAACAGATTCAGAAATAATTGAAGTATCAACATATGATGAAAGTTATGATAATTATAGAGTATTTCCAGGAGATTCACAACAATGAAAATATGGTCAAATGGGTGTTTTGATTTATTTCACTATGGACATCTAAAATTATTAGAATTTGCTTCTCAGCAAGGAGAAGAATTATTTGTAGGAATAGATAGTGATTATAAAATCAAACAAAAAAAAGGCAACAATAGACCTATTATTCCTCAAGAACAAAGAATAGAAATTATAAAAAATCTAAAATTTGTTAACAAAGTATTTGTATATGATTCTAATGAAGAATTAGAAAATACAATTAGATTAGTAAAACCAGATAGAATTGTGATAGGGGATGATTACAAATATCAAGATGTAGTAGGTGAAAAATATGCAAAAGAAATTATATTTTTTCCTAAACTTGATGGTATTTCTACTTCCTTAATTGAAAATAAAATAATTAATATGTATAATAAATAAAATTATTATGAAAATTGATATTAACAAGATTATACACGAAGAACTTGATAAAATTCTTGGTCGTGTTAAAGAACAAGATGAAGAAGATACACAAAATATTGTTTCTCCTTCTGTTAATACTGTTGTTTTTAACAACATAAAATATCGTTTCAAAACTGGCGTAAATAGAAACCCAACTAAACTTGGAATTAAAATTCAATTTACACCTATGGAAGGAATGGATCCCCAAGACCCAGATGAACGCCAAAAACAAGACGCACTACTTCAGAAATATCTTAATAAGAAGTTCCAAGAATATGGTAAACCATCTTTAGTAGTCGATTTTGATACAGACGTTCCAAACCCAAATACAACTGGATTCATAATTCGTTTGGGTTTGATAGAATCTTTAGTAGATTCCTTCTTTAAACAAGAATCTGAATCCGATGCCATCAGCAATACACCTGACGATAGAGCAGATTAAACATGCGATGAGCCGCACTATGAGTAATAAGGCGGCCGCACGTTATTTAGGAGTGGATTATCATACTTACCGTAAATACGCTAAGTTATATGATGACCCAGCAACAGGTAAAACTCTATTTGAAATTCATTTCAATCGTGCTGGAAAAGGAATTCCAAAACATCTTACAACTAAAATAAGACAAGGCGAAGAACTACCTCCATTACAAAAAATATTAAATGGAGAAGTAGAGATTTTAGCTTCTTTTAGTATAGATAAATTAAAAGCAACATTACTGCATGAAGCTGCTTTATTAGAAGAATGTGGTCATTGTGGTTTTAAAGAAAGAAGGGTTATAGACCATAAAGTTCCATTATTATTAAATTTTAAAGATAAGAATAAGAAAAATTGGAAACGTGAAAATTTAGAACTTCTTTGTTATAATTGTTATTTTCTTCATGTAGGAAACGTATGGAGTGAAGAACAATTGAAACAACTTGAGGATTATGATAAAGTAAATCCAAAAGAAGAAGAAATAGAATGGGAACTCGATCAACATCATATTGATCATTTAAGAGAATTAGGGTTGTGGGAAGATTCCAAACCTGAAAACGAATACATAAGTCGAATATAAAATTATGAAAAAACTACTAATAACTTTTATTACTGCCTTTTTTCTATTATTTAATTTTAATTCTTTTAAAGAAAAAATAAAAATAGAACCAGAAACATTAACATATCAGCATTTTTTAGAAAATGATCCTGTTTTAAATGCTATAGCATATGTTGAAAGTAATCATGATACTAGTGCCATTAATAAAACAGATGGGGGAACAGGATTACTTCAAATTACACCAGTAATGGTATATGATATAAACAGAATTAATAGATTAAAAGGAATACCCATTTATTATTCCTTAGAAGATCGATTCAATCCTTATAAATCTATCGAAATGTACTATATATTTAACAACTATTATAAGCATTCTGAACCAGAAGAAATAGCAAGAGCATGGAACTCTGGACCAAAATGGTATACTAAAACACACAAAACAGATAGATATTGGGAAAAAGTTCAAGAAACACTTGAATCAGCTCCTTAAATTTCATATATTTATGTTATAGATGACCATAAGGCATCTATATCTAATAACTTATCTAAATGAAAGGAAAAAAAACAATGACAACACTATTAGAACGAGTTATGCCGTCTGCATATCATCCCTGGAGAGATATTGAAAACGCATTTACAGAAGCAGATTTGCTCTTTAAAAACGTTTTCGATTCAAGTTCAACTTTTGATTCCGTTTTAAACACTAAACTAAATTATCCTGTTGATATTTCTGAGACAGATAAAGGTTTAGTATTTGAAGTAGCAGTAGTTGGTTTAGATAAAAAAGATCTAACCATCAAAACAGAAGCAAATACTTTACGTATTTCTTACGTAAAACCAGAAGCAAAAGTAGAACAACCAAAATATATCCATCGTGGTATTTCTCGTCGTTCTTTTGATTTCAGTTTCAAAATTAGTGCTAGATACGATGTATCTAAAGTAAAAGCAAATATGGATAAAGGTTTACTCACAATTGAAGTACCTTTTTCAGCTGAAGCTGAACCGAAAGAAGTTAAAATTGGTTAAAAATAATAGGGACCTTCGGGTCCCTTTTTTTTATATTCAAATTAAAAATGGAAAAAAGAGAACTACAAGTTTATATTGACGAAATTATAGAAAATATAAATAAAACACTAGTATCAAAGGGTAAAGAATATCAAAAAGGAGAAAATGTATTCTCAAATTTTGAAACCAATGCTGAAGATTTGGGTTTGACTCGATATCAAGTTTGGGCTATTTATTTTAATAAACATGTTCGCTCTATTTTGAACTCAATAAAAGTAAATCCAAATAATCCCAATAATTCTAACCTCTCAGAAGAATTAGAAGGAAGATTAATGGATGCTATTGTGTATTTAACACTGATGTATGGGATGATAAATCAAGAAAAACCTAATTCTGAAAAACAATCATATTATTCTAATCATACTTAATATGTATGATAATAAAACTGATAAAATGGATATAATTGATTTATTTTTAAAACGCTATTCTTATAAATTTCCTAAAGGATACATTGATATTGATGATCAAAATGATCGTATAATTTTAGAATCTATTTTTAATAATTTAGGTTTAGAAATTAATCTTAATGAACAGGAAATAAGAACAGTTTCAAGAGATAAAGTACCAGGTAGAAAAGCTTCTAACCAAAAAGCATCAGAAGAAGAGATTAAACAAGATATAGAAGATGCAACTTCTAAAGAAGATTTAATTAAAATTATTCAAGATTTAAATTTATCTTCTGATCAATTATCTCGTTTAAAAAAACTAATATTTAATCTAAACACTACAGATGAACTAGATGATTTTCTAAATAAAATAGTAGCTGAAAAAAATATTCCTGCTTCTGAAGTAACCAAATTCGGTAATTTAATTAAAGAAAAAGGATTAGAAACAGAATTTGTTGAATATTTTAAAAATCCAGCTGATTTAGATCTTAATGCTAGTAACTTTACTAGTCTTATACCCAATATAGATAAAAAAGAATTACTTGATTTATATAGAAGTATGGGATCGGCAATTGTTCAAACTGTATCTATAGGTCCAGGTGAAATACCTTTTATAATTTGGTTTAAAAATGTTAAAAAACGAGATTCAAAAGGAGATTTAGATGTAGATGGAAAAAATGTTGAGTTAAAAGCATCCACTAAAGGAGCAGGAGCAGTTGTAGCAAAAGGATATAACAGAGGAGAATGGAAAACAACAAAAAGAAAAGGACGATTTGAGGAAGTTATAGAGGGATTAGGATGGTCAGATGAAGAACTTAAAAATGATGCATTAAAAAAATTAGACGAAAGTTTAAATTGGGCCTCAAAAATATCAGATATATATGATTTATATTTTCAAGATGATAGTTTTAATCAATCTGAATTTATAGAAGCAGTTAAAAATATTCTTGATAACATTTATACTAAATCAGATTGGCAAAATGGAGGAAAATATTTTAAATTAGAATCTTATTTTAATAACAATGACATGGATTCTAATAGATTTAGAGTAGATTTAGCTAAGGAATTAGTTAATGAATATAGAGAAGCAGAAGGATTTGACGGTATTTTATATGTAGATAAAAACGGAAATTTAAAATATCTTCAAGAAGAAGAAATAATAGATAAAATCGGAAAAGAAATTAAAGTTTCGGGTCCATCTGATGATGTTCCTCGTTTAGTGTATAAAACATAATTTTAAAGACTGATTCATAGCCAGTCGCCCTATTGGGTAAATAAGTTTAAGAGAGTTGTGGCCTCATTTGTAGGTCACAACTCTTTTTTTTATATTCAACAATTCAAATTTATAATACAAACATGAAAAAAGTAAAAATTATAATTGTAGGTGCAGGTGTTTCTGGTATTCATGCTGCTACTAAACTTGTAGATAATGATTATCCCGGACATTTAATTACTATC